CGGTTTAATACCTCTCATTTTCTTTTGCATTATATCTTTATTCTGTGGATTTGAATAATCCATATTAAGAATTTCTTTAACTTTCATTTTTTATCGTTACCCCTTTTAATTCTTGTTGAATAAAGCAAACCACTTTGTCAAACTCTTCCAATGGAATTCCACCACAATCATATTTCTCTTGTAAGTTGTAAAAACATTGTCTTAAATACCTATCATCGTGCCAATATTTAAACAACTGATTATAAGTAGGGAGTTGTAATGCATATGGTTTATCAAACCACTTTTCAAATTTACCAAAATCACACTCATATCCTCTGCGGTTCATTTCTTCCATAACCGCAAATCCATACAACCAGAAATGCCCCATAGGATAACTCAATATCTTATTTACAAGTAAATGATTTGGTGTGCCATTCACGGCTATATTTCTTGCTATACAACAACATTCTCTCCATTGTGCTACTAATTGCTGTTTAGGTAAAACAGGAATTAAATATTTATGCCACAATCTCATTTCTTACCCCTTTATTTTAAATTTACTTTAAAATCCAACGCATTATTAAAATGTTCATTGACTACATTATATGCTTTTTCAAGTTCTTCTGCTTCAATAAATCTTCCTTGGTTACACAGCCTTTCTTTCTTTGCTCTTATCATTATTCCTACAGTTTGAAAAGCATCTTCAACCTCTAGTTTTAATTGTTCTGTACGACAACCTTTTCTACCTTTCATCACATCTCCTTTTAACAATACAAGGCTACTCATCTTTTACAACAAGTAGCCTTGATTTATTTTACACAGGTGGATTCATATATTGAGCAAAGTCAGTTCAGATATCCCACTCATCATCGTCATCTTCTACCTTCTTCTTGGTAGACTTTGCAGGCTTCTCTGCCTTTGCAGGTTTGGTTGCCTTCGACTTCTTTGCAGGCTTCTCTTCTACTTCCTCTTCCTCATCCCACTCTTCGTCATCCTCTTCATCTGCCTTGGCATCATCTGCTTCAAGTGCCTTGATATAGACAGAAGCCTTCTTCTTCGGCTCTACCTTAATACCACGCTTCTTGCACAGATTGAAAAGTTCAATTGCGTTCATAGAGGAATAATCTACAGCATCCTCATCCTCTTCCTCATCGTCAATCTCTTCCTCAACCTCTTCTACATCATCATCGTCATCATCCTCGATGACCTCTTCCTTCTTTGCCTTGCCCTTCTTTGCAACAGGCTTCTCGGTCTTTGCAGACTTCTTGTTGCCCTTAACAGGCTTCTCTTCTGCAACTTCCTCAACCTCTGCATCCTCATCTACAGGCTGTACACCCTCCTTAAGAACCATCTCAACGGTTCTGGTGGTTACTCTGTCGGGAAGTGCGTTCATAAACGCATCAAGTCCTGCATTATTACCTGCCTGTGCAAGTGCTGTGGTTACAAGCGGAAATCTCTTACCGAAATCTGCGATTGCATCCTTGTCACCTGCCTTAATTGCATTGTACGCTTCTCTGATAGTCCAAGTCTTTGCCATTTGTTTTTCCTCCATTATTTTATTGTTTTAACTACTGGCTTTTTAACTATGATAAACACAATTCAATGTGCTATATCCATTTTTCATTTTATTTACAATCAATTTCGTTTATGTGCTTATTATACACCTTTGAGATAGTTTGTCAATACTTTTGGTAAATTTATTTTTTAGTCCTCCGCATCACTTTCAGCGGTGTTTTTCTCGGCTTTACTGATAGCCAGATTAAGTGCATCCCTTACATTTATAAGTTCATCTACACCTTTTACATATATTGCTCCTTTTAGGAACATTCCAAGTTTCTTTTTACCATCCTGTACCATAATTCTCTGACCGATAGTAAAACCACCCTTGTTTCTCTCTGAAATAACAAGTTCCTTTGCGGTATTAACCTCTGCACTTGCTAATTCCTTAAATGCACTATCACTCATCGTCATCACCCCAATCTTCATCGTCTAACGCTTCATCCCACTCTTCATCGGAGATATCATCGTCATCGTTTTCTTCCTCATCGTCATTGTTATCCTCAACATCTTCGTCATCATCTTCATCTGACTCATCAGAATCTTCCATATCGACTTCTGCGAACATATTGATTGTAAACTCTGTTTCTTTACCGACAAGTGAGTTTATCTTATCCATCTCTGCGGCTTCTGCAAGCGTTTCAAACTTAAGTACGCTCTCACCATCATCAGAAATGTTTACGTTCTTTACTCTGAACATTCCAATTGAACTTTCGCTCTTACCTTCAATAACAGATATCTTCACATCGTTATTAAGCAACTGTAAAACCTTCATTGTGTTAACAAGTTCGGAATACATTGCCTTAAGGTTAAGAGTAACAATTCCATTTGCTTTAACATTGTGTCCGTTGTATGCAACAACTTCTCTGATTTTAACTTTCTGCATTTCGTATCTCCTTTTTAAATAGCCGATTTTGTTTTATCGTACTTTTTATTTTGTTCCTTCCTAAAAGTTTCTCTTGCATCTGCATTTGATACTATAACCTTTTTCTTTGGTTTAGGAAGTTCTTTCAAATCAATATCAATGCCTTTTGGCTTTTCACACTCGCCAGTGTTTATGTATTTAGCAACTTCTGTATAATCTTCTGGTTTTGACATTAACCATATCTCACCAGTGTTTAAAAACTGAATTGCAAATATCGGAATCTTGTGACTTACACCTGCGTTCTTTTCCAAAATCCTTATATCGGATTGTTTTACACTAATACTTTGGTTATCTGTGGATTTAAGTTGACAGATTAAATATTCATTTTGTCCATCTTCTTTTTCAATCCAACCTGCTCCAGAGTTCTTTGTTGGTTTCAACCCTAAAGCCAACATAACCTCTTCTTCGTTCTTTCGATAGAACTTTGTACTTCTCTTTGGCATAACTCACATCCTTTATCTGATTGTTTAGCGTTACGCTCAAATCATTTTAACTGTTTTTGATTGCTTGGTTTCTTTTTATTCTTGCCATATCTTCTTTGGTCTTTAACTTGGCTTGATATGTTGTTTCTGCTCTTAACAATTTCTGAAAAAGTGATTCAACACAATCGAAACAAATGTGATGTACTTCTCCGAATATTTTTATGTCATACATCTCTTTTGTGTTTTTGTATTTCATTCCACATTCGGAACATACACATTCTGAATCGTAATTAACTCTCATTCTTATCTTGTTAGCCATTTGTTAATTCCTTTCGTTGTAAAGTTTTAAAACATATTTAGCAAGATGTGTTAAATATATTCTGTCAACTTCTTTTAGACGATTAAACAAATCAAAACCTGTACTGCCATCAAAATCTTTCATACAGTAATAGTATTCTGTTTTGTTTAAATCCTTTTTGTTTTGTTTTTGAAGTGCAACAAGTTGTTTTGCTTCTTCATCAAACTGTTTGTCTGGTATAACACTCTCATTTAGTTCGTAATACAAAATACTGTGGATTATTATTCTGCGTTGCAGATAATTTATTTTTTCTACATCACTCAAATAAATCCAACAACCTTTATCGAAGTTTACCATTTTCATTTACCTCATATCTGTTTCGATACAATCAATATTCATTTGTTTTACATTGGAATTTGTTTTGAAATAAAGAATTATTTAACACTCCTATATTATAATATATATATGATATATAGTCAATATAATATTCTCTTTTCTTTGGTACTTTCTTTTCTCTTTTAATTGCTCTCAAAGTATTCTGAATTGCACTCACTTTATTTCATATCATCTTCCAGTATCTTATTTGTAATTAAAGGTTCTCTGTAGTTTTCAACTGGTTCATTTGGAGTGTACAAATTCTCCAATGCTTCTGTAAGCATCCATTCTTTATCTTTTTCTCCTTTACACTGTTCAGAAATAAAACCCAGTAAAGTTAAATATGATTGATACTTATTCATATGCTACCTCCATTAAAGTACAATTTCCCCTTGGTCATTTGTTTTATAATATCCTATTTTTATCAGATGGTTCTGAATTGTCTGTGGACTACAACCAAATTTGTTTGCTATATTATCCAGACTTACATTATTGTTTCTCATTTCAATAATTTCATTCATATCCAGTTCTACTTTCTTTCTACCTCTAGAATTATTAGAACACTTTTTATATCTCATACTTTTTACAATGAGTTCATCTACTTGCTTTAAACAACCTTCACATAATTCCACTTCACCTGTGTTATCTAAATAGAATCCTCCATCATCATCCACTTCATCTGTCTGTGGGTTTACTTTTCCTGCAAAGATTCTATAAACATCACCTTCTATTGGATTCTTGCATTTGTCACAAGTATAACTGTATGTGTAATTTTTCATTTCCCCTTCCTTTCATCTACTTCTGGAATTGGTTGATAAGGATGTATTGTATTAATATCCGAAGGTTTAATTAGAAACTTTCCACCACTAGGTATTCTAACAATGGGATTACCACTTGCTGTTAATTCTATAATTGTTGCGTTTATTGTTATCTCATCTCCTGCTTGCACTTTCTTTCTCCTTTAATTCTTCTAATGCTTTTCTCATCTCTTTATATGCATCTTGTTTACCCATACCATAACCTTCTTTCCATCCTCTACGAAAAGCGGTTGTTTGCCACTCATCTTCTTTTGCTTGTAAACTTTCTGCACCTAATATAATTGCTTCTTTTTGTGTATCAGAAAGTAATGGATTTTCTGCAAGTCCATTTAAAATGATTATCGCTTCTCTCTGTTTATCCATTCCTGTATTCCTCTAATAACTCCCACTCCCATTGTCGCTAATGCTTCAAGAATAATTATTACCAATAAAACTTTAAGTATTATCATCTCTTTCTCCCTATCTGGTGAATACCCATATAAATAAAGGTATCATTATCAAAATAAATCCTATAAACTCATTTCGTTCCATCTTTCTCATAAAAGGTTTTACAAGCCTTTTGACTTCTTTCTCTTAATGTATCTTTTATTCTGCATCTACCATATGCTGTTTTAGCATAAAAACAATCCTTGTGACAAAAGTATTTACAACTACCACATTTGCCATCCAGATTTGTTCTAGCCATCCTTTCTTCATTTGTAAATATTCTTTTCCATTCTGCTTTCGCTTTTGCATCTTCTATTTCTTGCCAATCAGCACCTTCGGATACTTCTATTTCTGCTTTATATTTCATTTTTATCCCTTATAACTTCATCCAATGCTTTCTTTATTGCTCCATCATTTATGTCTACAGTTGTATTGCCCTGTAAATAAGAAACAACATTAGATAATGTTTTTCCTATTCCATCAACGATACATACAGGAATACCATTTGCACATACAACAGTTTTTACCGTTGAATTGTACTGTTTAACTCTATAAGTAGTTACTACGATACAACTTGATTCTTTCACTACAACTGTTTTGTTTGATTTTGAACCAAATAACTTCATCTTAATGTTCCTCTTCTAACCTTTGTCTTTCAGTAGGTAAGAATCCATAAAAGGAAATTGCTATAGAATCAGACTTGTCATCATCATACCGATATCTTTTATCTCCCTTTACAATTACACCTTTCTTCTTCTTTCCTACTTCATAGTTAATTATCTCTTTCTTTCTTCCGTTCTTAACATTCCAAAGTATTGTAGGATATTTCTCTGGGTCTATTCCAAATTTGTTTGGCTTTGGTTTACTTGTACCAACAACAGCAGACTTCCAAGAACGTGTATCAACAGAAAAGGTTTCTATTCCATAATCATACATTATATCAGTTATTATTGCATTTAACGCTCCAATACCTTTAATGTAATTAATGTTCAAGAAACCTTGGCTTTTCAATCTTATTCTTTCTATGATACAAACAACTTCTGCATCGGGATAAACCCTTTTAACGTGTTTGACTATCTTATCAAGTCTTTCTTTTAGTGATTGCCTTTTTATTGTATTTGTTTTGTAACAATCGGTGTAAAGACCAAATACTTTTAATTCTTCACCGTTGTTTTTGTTTACTGTAACTCCTGTGTTCTTGTAACTCTGGTCTATACCAATTACTACTTTATCTTTCATTTATCCTCACTTTCTGCTTTGTCTATGTTGTCAAGAATAATCCGCACCATACCCATATCAATAGCCGTATCAATGTTATGGTCGCAACAGTATTCTCTTGAAAACTGATGCTTTTCTATCTCTGCCTTTACCGAATCGAGTGGAGTGCCGTTAATAACTATCCTTTTTAGCCGTTCGCACCATATTTCGTTGTGCTGATATGGATTAACAAGTTTCTTATAATCCTCTTTGGGTATCTCAATTATGAGTTTTATGTTGTCGCTCATACTTCCTCACTTTCCTGTGGAATAAATCCATCAACAAACTCAACATCCCACGCTTTGAATATCCGTACACATATATCCCCTTGGCAGTTTTCCATAACAACTTTATCTGCTAATTCTCCCTCGGCATATACAGGAGCGTTCTGTGGCATACTCTCTAATTCTCTAATCAATTCTGCTACTGTCATTGCTTCACCTCACCGTATTTTGCTTTAATATAATTTGCCATTATCTCTCCGCATAATTCACAGATAGCAACATCTTTAGTTTTACCGTCCACAAAATACGCATATCTTTTTGCTATAAGCCAACCACCCAAACTTACATCAAATAATTTTCCGCATATATAACATCGTTTTGCTTTAATAAATTTATTTCTCATTCATTCACCTCTCATATCTGCACCGCACATAGGGCAAAAGTTGTATGCTATACTTCCGTGGCTTTCTATTGAGCATTTGCACCTTGAACATTCCCACTCGTTACCATTGCCAAGCCAATCCGTCCATTCCCCTTTGGGTCTGTCCTTTAATGCGGATATAGCAATATCGAGATACTCTTGTACAGTAGGACTATTTCTGTAAGTGGACTTATGTGCTTCAAGCCACTTGATTGCTTCTTCTTCTCTTGTCATTCACTCACCTCTCGATTTTTAACTTCTCAAATACTTGCAATATCTTCGGAAATTGAATTGCTATCCAATCAACAAGTTCTTCATTCTCTGCATACTCGCTATTATTTCTCAATCCACTTTCAGCAAAGAAAGCGTGAACAACTTCGTGCCGTACAACTTTATGCTTAAATGCTTCGAGATTTTCATAAAAATTTGGTTCTTCTTTGATATCTCTTAACACTATCTTATGTGAGTACATTTCACAAAGACCATATGCACCATTAAGTTTAGGATTTTCTTCTTCGGTCTGTGTAATAATCTCATAATCCGTTCCAAGTATATTTACTGTCATTTCTTATTCTCCTTCTTCATTCTCCTTATTCATTCTTATCTCATCTAACCTTTGTAAAGCAATCTTTGCTGTACATTTAGAAAACAATCTAGGTTCAATTACATCAAGATAAAAATGTCTGCCTGTTCCTCTTCCTTCTTTTGCAATTACTTCATATGCTTCTACCATCGAAGGGATGTTGTCTTTTACAACAACCATCTCTCCGTTTATTCCACCCATTCTTGTTCTTACCCTGTAATGCATACGCACCTCTTACTTACTGAAATAATGTCCTCCGTATTGAAACAAAGGTTCTTTACCGTTATAACCGTCAGCACAAAAATATAATGCACCTTCACTCTCATCCCAACCATCTACAATTAATCCAATTGCTTCATTATTGTTTTCATTTGGTGTATGACTACCCATTCCATAGGTTGAAAATTGACCTGTTGCATATATTATTTCTTCAATGGATTTATTCCACTTAATTGCTCTATTGATAACAACTCTCATAACAAGTGCTTGACCCTTTGCATCTTCACCTCTTGCTTCTATCATTGCAAGTTGTTGTAACAAATCCATCTCTTCAAAAGTTAAACTATAATAACTACTTCTACGGATTATTGGAACTTCATAATCTTCTTCTGCAAAGTAATATATTATTTCTTCACCTATATCTTCCTCCCCAACATATGAAATACTTTGGTGATTTCCCTTTTGGCATAACAAAGGTGAATTTGTTTTTGTTTCTATTGTAAAATAACTTTTGGATAATATTACGGATAAAAGCACACATAGTGCTAAAATAAGTACCATTGTCTTTTTCATTTTTTACCTCATTATCAACCACTAACAATTCGTTTTCGGTTTGTCCTATTTCAACCACTTTATAGATATGATTTATATTGTCATTGCAAACATAAAACAAATCTCCATTTTGATAACGATTCCACATTGATGCAGAACAAACAGGACAAGTTGGAACTTTCTGTTCTATTACTGTTATCTTGTTGTTCATTTTAACCTCTTTTCTTTTGGGTTAAGGTGAATCTAATCCACCTTCGTTTTTAGCAAGTATCATTAAGGTCATAAAGCAATTAGTAAGTTGTTTAAATGTTTCATCGGTAACATAAAAATCATCTACTTCACTTACATCCAGACTAAATGGTTTTATATCACCATCTGCAACACCATTTCTCAACCATATTTCAAATAACTCTTCATCACTCACACTTCTTGCCAACATCTCCATAGCAAGAACCATTTTCTTTCTATTCTGTATTGAATCGTTACTCATAATCACCACCACTTTTGACTCTTATCAATTAATGTTCTTTCAATGTTCCAACAAGCATTTCTCATAGGGCATTTACTACACAGTTTACACGAAATGCTATCACATCCCTTTGGTTTCTTCGGAGGTTTATGTTCATTGATAAACTTATCATACGCAACGGCAATGTCATCAAGTCTATCTATATAAGGTGCAACAACCTCTGGTTCAAAATCATAAAGAACTGTTCTAAATTTCTGGTCATTCTTACTATCAAGTAATGTAAAACCCTTTTTATAATCCAAATCATCTGGATTGTTTAACGTTCCCTTTGCTTTCTGTAACAAGTACATATAAATCTGTAACTGTTTATGACCGCTTGCGTGTTCATACTGTTTCTGATAACTAAAGGTGTTCATAGATTTAATCTCTACAACCATTGCACCTTTATAAAACTCTGGAATACGAACTACAACGTCTGGTGTATATGACAACATATAATCTTTATCAAATCTTGTTCTGTCACAGGTCTTTGCTTTTGCATATCCTGCTCTGATAAATAATCTCTGCCACTTTTCGTGAATAGCGTTACCTTCTTCAAATATTCTCTTTGCATCGGGAGATATCTGTTCACCTTGTAACATTTTGTACACCAAACTTAAAACCTGCTGTCTTACACAAAAACTGTTATCACCTTTATCAATAATTGCAGAAGCGTGTAAACCAACTCTCTCTTGGCTCTCCAAACCTCTAGTCATTACATCGTGTACAAACTTTGTTTCTTCATCAATATCTTTTTCAAGATAAAACATTTTATTGAGAATGGCATCTAACTGATTACCTTCTGCTGTTTGAATTGTGCTACCATTGTTTGATGCACTCTGTTTAATACTATCTATTATTCCCATTTCATTCTCCTTTTTCGTCCATTGTTCAGCCATAGCCTTTGCTATGCCCGGAAATGTTTTAGACCTAACCTTGCTTCTTTCTTCAGATGTTTTACAATTTATAAAAGCATCATAATACCATTTATTTTGCCTTTTCTTTTTACCTGTTTTCCTATCAAACCATTCCTTGTATTCCAGTTCGGGTTCTTTTGTTACAAGCACCTTTAATGGTTTTAAACCCTTCAACCACAAACAAGTATTTTTTGAAAAATTATCTCCAAACATCCAGGGTGTATCTTCTGTGTTGGTTGAATTGGAATACCATATTTCTTACACAAATCGGGATAAAACTCTTTTACATACTCTCCACTTATAATACCTACAGGATTCTCTATTGCAATTTTTTCACAATCTGCTTTAAGAAATTGACAAAAGAATTCAATACCTTGTCTTTGTCTGCCATCTGCTCTTTTCTTTTCAAAGTGAGGAGCACCAGATATTGCTAAATGTGTACAAGGTGGAAATGCTATAATCATATCCCACTTATTCCACAATGTATGTTTTTTACCATCAGTAGTTGTAAACTCACAAAATCCATCAAGTAATGGTAATACATCTTGTTTTATATGCCATTCGGGGTGACCACCACTACAATCAATTATGTCACAACTAAATGCTTTATGACCTCTTTTACGAAGTTCTTTTGTTACCGCTTGACTTTCTTCACAAGCAACCAAGACGTTCATTTTATTCTCCTTTTAGATTTGTTTATTATTACAAACAACCCCTGTAGGACTCGAACCTACAATAATCAGAACCAAAATCTGATGCCTTACCATTTGGCGAAGGGGCTACAACAATGCTGTGGGTAAGGATTTGAATTTCTGTCACCTTACATAAGTTATCCTAGGTTCTCTCTATGAGTGGAGTCTAACCACTTGAAGCGTTATCCTCTAACGAATCTATCTTCATCCGCATCCGACATATAGTGTCTACTCTTTTCCACCACCACAGCATTGTTTAATACAAATCATATGTTTCTCTTGCTTTATCAAGCATCGTACTTAACTGTAAATTCTTTTCTGTAATCTGTGCATCACGATTACCAAGTTCATTCAACTCGTCTGATTTATTTAAATACCATTCCGCTTTATTTAAATCTTCTTCACCATTTTTATTCTTAAATCTCCATAGATATTTAAAAGCGGTTATCTGGCAATGTACAGATGTGTAATGAAAACCCCAAGCAAGTACCATTGCATCAATACATTCTACACAACAACCATCTTTGTAATGTTTAGGATTTATATTATCAACAGGCTTTTCCTTCTTACTCATCGTCATCCTCCCACGCTTCTTCTTCATCTTCAATTACATCTCTTGATTTCTTTTTGCTGTATTGTTCTGCTCTCTGTTCCATAAGTTCTTTTCTTATTGCAGGAACATCATCAAAAGAAACAAAACCTCTGTCAAAGAAACAAGGAATTTCACACTCACCTAAAGGATTACATACTTTAGACTTCTCTACTTTACACTTCATAATAAATCCTACCTTCTCACTTGAAGCAGAGTTTTGAGGATTCTTATTAGGTATTTCAATCCATCCTTTTCTTGCAACTCTTATTTTCAAACTGTCAGCGTGTGCAAGTTTGTGACCACCCATTGTATGTGTTTGTTCTCCAAAGGGTAAAGCACCTATCTTATCTCTTATCTGATTTACAAAGATAATCGTTGTACCTGTGTTCTCAATTATCTCTTCAATAGGAGGGAGATATTTTGTAAACAAACCTGCAACACCACCAAGTCTTTGTTGTTCAATACTATCCTTTTCAGCAGACTTTAAAACTTTCTCATAATCATCTTTAGGTATCATACTGGGAACACTATCTGCACAGATAAGAGGTATTCCTGCTTTGGCAAACTTGGTTATCTTATTAAAAGCATCTTCACCAAATCTTGCTCTGTAAATAAGCATCTGTTTTGCTTTATTGCCAAACATCTTTGCTCTCTTTACATCAAATGTTCCTTCAATTGGTATATCCAAACAAAGAGGATGTAAACTACATAAGTGATAAACCAGAGTGGTTTTTCCTGCACCTTCTGCACCGAATATCTCAACAATTCTTCCTTCGGGAATACCACCACCAGTTATTTCATCCAAATCAGCAATGCCTGTACTCCATCTATCTATCTTTAAGTTAGCATACTTTGAATCAATAGTGTATAAAGTACCTTCACCACTCTTCTTGTTAATTTCATTACAAAGTTTCATTATGGCGGCTTTATCTGTTCTTGCCATTATTTACTCCTTTTCTTTTTCTTCTTCTTTAACTGACCTGTTTCGTGCATCTCTTTAAATCTCTGACTTGCCTGTTCTCTAAACTCATCAGATACTTGTTTAGGAGGACTAATCTTAATCCACTTTGTAGGAACGTGTGCTACTATTGAACCATCATAGTTCTCATCAACAATAACACATTCATCGGGATGACTCTCTGCAAGTCTTTTTATTTTAGTGACATACTTACCTTGACTAAATGCAACTGTAGCAACTGGTGCGTTTCTCAAAAACTCAATACAGTTTTCTCCATTACCTGCTACTCTGTTCATATCTTCAAGTTCTGTCTTATTCATATATCTCCTTCTGCCCTATGTAGGCTTTTATCTGCACTAAATCCTTCGGGATAACGTGCTTTTAATTTATCAATGTTCATCTGCATAACATCAGACAAATTCCAACCTTTTGCTGTACAATACTCTGCAATGAACCAACACAAATCTCCAAGTTCTTTCTTTGCGTGTTCCTCATCAAAAGTATGTCCTTGATACACTTTTTGATACAAGGAATGAAGTTCTCCAATTTCTCCGACCATTCCGTGTAAAGCGTGTTTTTCTTGTTCCTCCGAAGTCATCAAAGGACTAACTGTTCTTGCCGCTAAATGCTGATACTCATTTGCTTGCATCTTTTATATTCTCCTTTTCATCTATTTCCTGTAGTTTTTCTTCAAACCAACCAATTAGATAATCGCTTTCCATTACACAAAGCATCCTTATGTCAAACGATTTTGCAACATCAACACCTTTATATGTAAATGCAATACATACATTGTCATCCTCTACAGAAGTATAGAACTTTAAATCAACATTATAACTTAATGCTAATGAAAATACCTTTACCGCTGTTTCGGTCATATCTACTCTTTTCTTTTTCTTGAAAACAATAGGCTGACTAAAGTTCATCTTTTCTGGTGCAACATAACCATCTTTCTGTATCTCATCAATAACCTGCTTTAACATAGAAGAATTAAAAACTCTTTTAGGATAAACAACAATACATCCTTCTCCCATTTCAGCAAATCCATTTTCAATACCGATACCAACAAGTGACATTTACTTTTCTCCCTTCTTTCTGCCAAGCAGAAAATCAGCAGATACCTTTAACACATCACAAATCTTATTAAGATAAAATGCATTTGGTACTCTGCCACCTTTTGTCCAATGAGTTACAGTTACAGGAGTTATATTCATCTGCTTTGCAAACTCACTCTTTGACATTTTCTTCTTATCAATAATTTCTACAAGTCTGGAAGAAAAACCTTCCCAGTAAAGTTGTCGTTCGCTCTTCTGCTTCACAACATTTTTAGCCATCATCAAATTCCTCCATTATTTCATTTTCAACCTCATTTAATTCACCAACATCACAAGTACAATAAAACTTACCATTCACAAAAACTATATAACAGTTATGTACATAATCATATGAATGTGTTATTTTTGCCATTTATCTCACCTCTCTACACAATAAAGTGCTGTTATACTTTGTCACTCTACTTATGTATTCTTTTTTATTGAATGTAGCCGCACCACATTCTTTTAACAGTTTCAAAACCTTTATATTAACAGCACTACCCTTATACTTATTTCTATCAAAGAAATTGTCATAAGAAGTATAAATGCCATTCTTAATTCTTTCTGCAACAATTTGAGTTGCCGCTTTTTCACCAACACCTTTAACTTCTGCAAGTCCTTGCTGTAAACAATACTCTCCTTCTACTTTCCTTATCTTTGTTTTCACATCAGAATAATTTATATGTGGAAGGAAAACAACATTACCTGCTTGTACCGCTAACGCACACGCTTTGTAATAATCATCATCATTAGGTGCATATTTCATTTTACCGAACCAAAACTGTAACGGATAATAAACCTTATAGAACATCTCTTCTACAGACAGTAGGCTATAACCAACAGCGTGTCCTTTGTTGAAACCATACATATCGGTTGCTGAACTAAATATCTGTTCTGCCTGTTCACGTTTAAATCCATTTGACATAGCACCTTTTACAAATATATCGTGCAATTCTTTTTTGGTATCATTAAACTTCTTACGTTTCTCTGGTGACATCGCTTTTGAACCGTCCATCTTCATAACTTTATCTGCATCTGTCCATTCCATACCACCAAGATAAACGCAAATCTGTTGTACTTGCTCTTGATATATTATTGTGCCATAAGTTTCTTTTGTATAATCATAATACAGTAACTCTTTTGCACTCTCTACATTGTTTTTATTGTCTGCATACTGTTCTGGCATATGCGTTGACAATGCGGCAGGTCTGTTCATTGCATTTGCCGCTACAATATCATCAAAAGAAGTACAATCAATCTTGACTAACATATCTCTTACTGTTTTCTTATCAAACTGGAAAACACCCTGTGTATCTCCTTTGTGATATGCTTCAAGAATCTTTTTATCTTTTACCGCTTTGTCATAATCAACCTTTACACCAGTAAGTTCTCTTAACTCACCAATTTCTTCCATCGTGTTTAAACCAAGAATATCAAATTTGATAACTCCAATTGCTTCAATGTCATTCAAATCATAATTGGTGTAAACATCACCAGATTTGTCAATTCTTAAAGCGGTATAATCAAGTATATCTCCACCAGTTACCGCAACACCTGCGGCGTGTGTTCCAATGTATCTTACTTTCTGATACAGTTTACTAAAGTGAATGAATATATTATCGTAATGTGAATTGTAATATTGTACTTCTTTATCACACAACATATCTTCTACATCCAAATTTGCATCTGCATCAAGATACTTATTACAAATAGATTTAATCTGCTTTATGTCTTTTGTGTTTTGTGCCTTTTGGTCATCATCAACAGTTTTATCGGTAGGCAACCCACAAACTTTTGCCAATTCATTTATAAGGTTATCTACTTTATACAATCCATACGATGCAATTCTTGCTGTATGTCCTTTATACTTGTTTATGAGATAGTCAATTACTTCGTGCCGCCTTGCTGTTTCAAAATCAATATCAATATCGGGCAACTTCTTCTTATCTTTTCTTAAGAATCTACGGAAGTCCAAACCAAACAACAAACTATCAACTTCTGTAATTCCTATAGCGTATGCAACCAAACAGTTACAAGCACTACCTCTACCACAACCGACATATATTCCTTGTTCTTTCGCCCAGTTAACATAGTCTGCAACGATAAGGAAATAATCGTGGAAACCAAGCGTTTCAATTACATCGTATTCCTGCTTTATTCTTTCAATATAAGGTTTAGTCCACTTTCCACGCTTCTCCAAACCTTCTTTGATTTTTGTTTTAAGCAACTTCTTACTATCTTTTGAAAACTTCGGAAGTATTTCTTTGAAGTCTGCAAACATATCATCAACACACTTATCTTCAATCTCTTTCAGATTTACAATACATTGCTTTCCAAACTTCTTACATTTCTCTTCTGTCACAAAATCAGCAGAGTGCATATGAACAAATCTCTGATACAATTCTTTGTCTGTAGGCATATATCTTTCTTTATATGTCCTTGCAATCTCTTCTACATCGTGACCTGCAATTTCGTGCATCTTCAAATATGTTTCAAAATCTTCTTTTCTTCCTCTGTGTGAATCAGAAGTAAGTATACATTTGATGTTTAATTCCTGTGACAACTGTATGAGTGTTTTATTTACTAATTGCTGTAAACCTCTTTCAGAAACACTATAGGGTTGTAACTCTATATAAAAATCATCACCGAAAATGCTTTTCATCTTCTTTAAATACTTTACCGCTTTATCTATATCACCTTTAACAATACACTGTGAACTATAAGATGCAACACAAGCGGAAGTAACAATTAATCCTTCGTGGAATTTTTCAAGTAATTCAAACGTCCATATCGGATTGTAATACTTTTGCTTTTCTCCTTCTGTCTGTAAAGCGTTAAGATTGTGATATCCTGTAGGATTTTTCGCAAACACACATAAATGATAACCTCTGTGTTGCTCTACATATTTAGGAAGAAAATATCCTTCAACTCCCAATATGGGTTTTATACCAACCTCCATACAAGCCTTGTAATGCTGTATTAGGTTATTTGTGTTACCGTGGTCTGAAATACCCAAAGCGGTATGTCCAAGTTCTTTTGCTAACTCTGCTAACTCTTTGGGTTTTCCAAAACCATCGTATGCACTACATTCTGTATGTCTGTGCAAATCCATATTTATTTTACCCTCTTTGTAAGCATATTTGATAATTGTTTTCTACAGTTAAAACAAAGTGCAACTGTAATTGTTGCTCTGTCATCTTTGCCTAAAGTAATATCGTGTACATCGTGTTTACTATTGCAACACTTACATCCTGTTGCTTCGTCACTCTTTGTTATCTTAATCATATTACACTCCCAAATCCAAATCTAACGCTCTTATTTCAGATGTTTTATATATTCCAAACTTCATCTGTTGCATCGTTCTTACAGTTTGATATTTAGATAACTGTTTTTTGTTTTTAAACAAAGTGTTTTTAATTGAACAACAATCCTTTATAAATGGATGTGAAATATCTAACTCTTCCAAACCTGTGTCATAATACTCTAACAATCCATTTACAAAATAAGAACATATACTTCCTTCACCTATATGTATAGTCACTTCTTTTATGTTACAACAATCTGGAAGATTTCTGATGAATATGAAAAGAAAAACCATATACACCGCTAATGTTCTTTGAATATCAACCTGCTTCATATAAACAACGCATTTCTTCCACTTCTGCCTTTCATCGTGCCTTGTAAGCATTATGGACAGAAGTGGAATTGCATCATCATCTGGAAACATATAAACACAAGCATCATACTTTGTTGTTTTCAACTTATCATAAAACTTTTTCATCTTCTTCTTATCGACACAGGATTTGGTTACAAGAGTCCATTTATTTTTCCTGTAACCAAACTCACCTATGTCAATTGAACAATCTGCATTTTGAATCGTTAAAACAATATCTTCAATAAAAGCGGTATGTGAATTGGTGTAATCAATCATCTCATACGGATTGTATAAGACTTCTCTGGATAACTCATAGAGTGCTTCATCAAAGTTCTTATATTTTCTGCTTTTCATTGAAAGTTATTCCCACTCATCATCCTCATCGTCATCGTCTGCTTCTTCATCATCTTCCCACTCATCGTGAGCCTTATCATCTTCTTCAAGGAGATTGATGTAATACTTCTCATTCTTCTTCGGAAGTGCTTCGATATTTCTTTCCTTACAGAGTTTATATAACTCTTTAGCAGACATAGAAGAATAATCTTCTCCCTCATTCTCATCTTCATCCCACTCATCATCACTATCATCGTTTGAGCGAGAATTCTCTTCATCATAATCCTTAAGAAGTTCAATGTAATAACTCTTGGGATTCTTGGGTTCTGCTTCAATTCCTCTTTCTTCACAAAGATTGTACAGTTCCTTTGCACTCATACCATCATAGTCAATTACATCTACTCCACCCCAAGGAAGTTCCTTCTCATCGTCATCATCCTCTTTGGTTGACTTCGACTTCTTCTTCATCTTCTTGGGTTCATCCTTCTCATAAAGGTTTGCGTGTTCATCGGGATATGCTTCATCCAGTTTTTCAAGAAATGCTTTCTTTGAAAAAGGCTTTGCCTTTTCATTTCTGAACTTATTCTTATCCATAGGAATAACAGTGTAAGTAGTGTTCTGCTGTTTTCCTGTTCTCTGAATAACAAAATCTCTATCGAGAAGAGTTCCATATGTTTCATACATAGCGGCAATCTGACCAATAGGAGTACAGTTATTCATAGGGTACATAAGAATTCTTACTTCATTTGAATCGTAATCCCATACAGACCAAGCGTACTGGATTCTAGTTCTTAATCCTTCTTCCTCACAATAAGGACAACTCTTACCGAATAACTCTCTGCAAGGAATGTTAATGTTTGCTTCATAAGAATCGTGGAAGGTAACCTCCATACCATCATCCATATCCTGCAAAAATCTTACTCTACGCTTATCACCATCCTTAACGTAGAAAAACTTCTGCTTGCTACCTCCAGACTTTTGAGCATCCTGTTTAATCTTGTCTAAAAGACCCATCTTATTTTCTTCCTTTCTTTATTTTATTTGGAGTATTCTCTCCAATGATTTGAAAAGTAACTACGATGATTGAAGCCAAAAGGATTATGCTTATCCAGTTTCTTCGTTTCTCTAGGAGAACGAGGTTTGTTAATCTCTTTACAGATTCTTGTCATTCCCCTTTTCTCCATCCTCTTTCTTGCAATCATTCTATCGAGTTCTCTTGTGTGTACTCTTACCATTGCTCATTTTCTCCTTCAATAATTGCATTGTTTTGTTGTACATTTTATCAAATGTCTTTTTATCTGCTTCACCGCAATCTTTTACACCTTTTAGATATTGCCAACGGATAACGTTGTCAAATATTGTTTTAAGATACTCTGTACCTTTTCTACCACAGGTATCATTATCCAGTGCTGAAATAACATAAACAACTTTTGCATCACGCAATTTCTTTTCTTGTTCCTTTGACATTTTCCAACCAAGAATTGCTACAACATTTTCCACACCATATTGAACAAACTTAAGCCTGTCCATATATCCTTCAACAACAAAAACAAACTGACAACCTGCATAATTACCTACCAATGTATTTCTCCTTAAGAAACCACCATTGTATAAATACTTACGCTTCTGTTCTATTTCCTTGACAGTTGTTCTACACACCCAACCTCTGAATGTGCCGTTGTCTAACATAGGAAATATAATAGCATAACTCTTGTTGAATGTAACCTTTGCACCACACTTATTCAACGTACTTGCTGTAAAACCTCTTTTAAGCATATACGCTTTTGCTTCTTCCACTTCTTCTAGGTCAGAAGATTTCCAATCAACTCGGCTTAAACCATAATAATAATCATACGCTATGTTGTAGAGTTCTTCACTCTGCTTTTTGGTTTTAGCCTTTGTATTCACTTTTAGTTTTTCAACTCTTTCTGATTTGAGAATTTCAAAGAATTTCTTTAGAACTTTAAGACCTTTATTACCCTTTTTATGCTCTGCCTTTTCTACAAAGTCATAAGCATTTCCAGACTCACCACATCCGAAACAGAAGAATTTACCATCGTGAAGATTAACTATCATTGATGGGTTATAATCTTCGTGAAACGGACATATGATTTTTTGTTCAACTTCGTTTACATCTGAAATTAACCCATAATAAAAAAGAACCTTGCCTAGTTCTTCTCCACTTACTTCAAACTTATATGGTACACCTACTTCTGGTTTATTCATCTTCTCCTATTTCACTTTCACTGGGAAGAATATAACCGTTTCTCTCCTGTACAGTGAAACAACCTTCGATATCATCCATAGTCATCTCACCAACTTCGGATAATTCGTTTATCTTCTTCTCAATAACCTTTTTGTCTATTGTCAGAAACGGCTTTACATCCTTAAACTTTACACCGTGTTCCTTCAACATATTTTTAAATCCCGATACATCAGATACAATCACTTTTGTATCAATTATTTGTGACAGCAATTCATCTGAATTGTCTTTTGTTTCTTTCAACCTACTTGTTAGTTTTTCTACATCCCACACTGTTGTTTTAGGTTTCACACCAACTATTTTGTACATTTTCCCCTTAAAGGGGAATTGCAAGCCTTTTTCCCCAGACTTGTTTAAATAAGTCTGTAATTTGGCTTGCAATTCTGCGTACTTCTGTTTGGCTTCTTGCTCCGCTAACCTTACTTTGAAGATATCCATACATAAGATACGAAGTTTTGAATCCTTTTGATTACTCGTTAGAGTCCTCACTTCCGCACTTTCCATTAGGATTATACCCCTTCAAAATTCTATAAACACCGTATGCCCACTTATCACCCTTCTTAACCCAAAGAATGTCATCGTAGGATATTACAAACTCCCAATCGTACTCTGTTTTAACCTTTACAACTCTTCTTTCGGAACTACGATTGACCAAAGCGGCTGTTCTAGGCTTTCCTGTTTCGTCAAGGAAAGCAATAAGAGTACCCTGTTCCGCTTCTTCGATATACCTTTCCTTGTTTCTGGTGTGAATGAAAGTGTAAGGATTTACACCACCATACATAGACCAGTTCTCATCGTACTGTTCATTTCTTGCATCTCTCTGGCTTCTGTTGTTAAGTCTGTCCATTGCAGAATTAGCAATCTTTGCCTTATGCTTAATAATGGCATCTATCTCATCTCTTGCTTTCAGCAAATCTTCAATAGAAGTGTTCTCGTTAATCTCTATAGCACTGGATGTGGATGTTTCTACCTTCTTGTTGTCATCTTCAACAACAACGTTCTCTTCAACGGTTTCAGTTTCGGTTTCAACTTCTCCGTTTGCTTCTTCAAAGTCATACAGAGCGTTAACCATCTCGTCCTTTGTCATCGTGTGCTTCTTTCCGTCCTTGCTTACATTATAAGCAATTCCGTTTTCCTTGCAGAGATTACGAAGTTCCTTTGAAGTCATTTCTGAATAATTAGCCATTTCTTTTCTCCTTTTGTTTGTTTTGAATGTTTACATTGTTTTCTTTTAGATTTATCTCCCACAACACCCTCATAGCATTGTGGGAGCAATCTCTATATGAAGTTGTGAACACAATACCGAAGTTACATATTCTTGCAATGAATTTAACTCACTTTGTTTTACACTTAAAGAAGTGCATATTTACGAGATTTTTGTTCGGTTATTTGTGCTATGAGAGTATTCTACTCCTTTACCATTTGTTTGTCAACAAATTTAACAAATATTTTTTCAACTCCCTACAACACTGTATTTATGGGGATTTTCCAACAGTTTATCTAACGCATCTGATATATCAAATAAAAATGTATCAACAAAACCACATAATATTTCTTCCACTTCTACAGACAAATCATATCCATAGGAAAATAACCAAGCGTGTGTCAATTCGTGCAATAAAACCTTCTTTAACATTTCTCCCTGTAAACTGTTGTGAATATAAATAGTATGTGTATTTCTATCGGTTATTCCTAATCTGATTGTTCCGTTTAAATCTAAATCATATGGATTATTTGTAAACACTACTTTCCAACGTATTCCATTTACTATCATATTAAAATAGGGAGCAAATAAATGCTCCCTACCTCCATCACATATTAGTTATCTGTGTCAGTTTTGCTTTCCACATCTGCTTTTCTTCTGGTGACATATCCTGTACCATTTCTTTTGCCATATCGTACAAATCATCCATATAGTCATTTAAAAGTTGCTTTCTCTGCTTTGCACTTTCTGGGTCTGTCATAGGATATTCAGAACGCTTCTGAACATACTCATCGTGAGAATAGCCATAACGAGAATTAGAAGTATTATCTCTGCCACTTCCTCTATTTCCGTTGTAACTCATATCACTGTAACCTCTGTCACCCCAGTACATATCTCTTGTCATATCTTCTGGTCTATGTGCATATGCATTATATCCCATACGATTATTTCTACCACCAGACATAAATCTACCTCTGCTATCTCTACGAACAGGGTAACCCATATCTTCATAATCAACTATATCACTCTGGTGTTCGTGCATTGCATCTACAACACTATCATAGTATTTCTTTTCTGCTTTCAGTTTTTCAATTTCATAAGAGTCTTTAATCATATCAACAACTTCACCCATTTCTTTTGCGTTGACCTTTTCAAGACCTTGCTCCATCTTTTCTGAAACACAGAGTTCAAGTTTTTCTGCAAATAAGTTAGCCATTTCCATTTACCTCCGTTGTTTCTGGTGCTGTTCCATCTATTGCAAGTAAATCATTATTAGGAGAACAACATATTCTACCAAGTAATCTGAAACTTCCACTTGTAGGAGAAGTTACAACTCTTGTTGCATACCTTGTTCTGGTTCTGATACTACAAGCCGTTGCCTGTGAACAATCACACTTCTGTAAAGGATATAACTCTGTTCCTTCTCCAATCTGAATAAACACAGGAGCATTTATTGTAGTTGTATCTGGTATGTTTTGTGCAACAACTATGCAATACTTTTCTCCATCTTCATACGAACCTTGTGGAAGTGTAATAATAAGATTAGGTGCTGTAAATGTAACCGCTGTACTTATTCTGATTCTGTCACATAATTTACAAACATTTCTACAAGCCATAATAACCTCCAATCAAGGGGCGGCTATTCACCGCCCCGAATAAATCAACCAAGTTTGGTGAGTATAACATCAAGTTTTTCGTTTATTCGTTCAAGGTATTCTTTATCTTGCATCTGCAACTCCTGCAATATATCTTCATTATGTACCGACTTTCTATCTGACTCTGCATTTTGCAACTGTAACATTACAGATAAGATAGTTAGAAGGTCTAACAATGACATATTATTTACATTCATCACATTCCACAACCACAACCACAGTTACCTATACCATAAGAAGCGGTATAAGGATTGCAAGTAATGTAAGCAGGTCTTGCACAAGGACGAAGTTCATTAATCAGATAGTTATTCTGCTTTTCCTGTGAAGCCGCAAGGCGAAGTGTCTGATTTTCCTGCTGAAGATTTGCAATCTTATCATTAACAAGGAAGTCATACAGAGTTCTAGTATTTGCATTAGCATTGTCAGTAATATCTCTAACAGCCGTTGCAATACTGTTCTGAATTGCACAAGTATCAGTTGCTTGGTTGTAAGCGACCTGTGCAAATCCACTCTGTGTCTTACAGCAACAATCCTTAATAGAATCATTAAGCATATAAGCGTTCTGCATATTTGCAATCATATTCTGCTGTGCCGCATTTCTGGTTTCATAACCATCACGGACAATAGAAAGATTAACAGCATCAAAACCACTAGCAATCTGATTAGCAAGATTATCTACTCTATCAGTAAAATACTGATTCTGATTTGCAAAACCATCAGAAACACTCTGCTGTAAAGTTCTTACTCCATTCTGAACATCATTGAAGTTCATATCTTGGCAAAGTTCACCTCTTGTAAGAGCAGAATTATTAAAACCGTTTCCACCCCAACCGAAGCCACCGAAACCACCACCAAAAATAGCGGCAATAACAACAAGCCAGATAATTGCTTCAAAGCCATTTCCAAAACTGTTGCCCCAACCGCCACCATAGTTCATAGGAACTACAGGCATAGTTACACCACTGTCATTAAACATAATGTTTCCTCCTTAAAAAAGTATTGTTTATTTGTTAAGTATGCATACTTTAACTAACTATTTGGTTACTCCAAACATATCCATTGCTTGCTTGTAATACTCATCAATGTTTACACCTTTTTCTTTTGCCAGATTTCTAGCAAATTCTTCAAGACCTTTTACATCATTCTTTTGTGCCATTCCTATTACATTATTCATCATAGGATTGTTATTTCCAAAGTTTTGAGTAAGTCTATTCACAATCATTTGCATAGGGTTAAAGTTCATATCAACTCTCCTTCTTACTTACACTCTTCTTTGTAACTATTTCCTGCAATGTTGTTAATTGTTCTTCAATATCATTTAACTTCAACATCAAAGGATTTTCTTTTTCTTCCTTTTCCTCTTTAATTACCTTATAGGTAATCTGTTCAGTTGTACCATTCTGCAACCAACGCTTTGAATATATTTCAGAACCATCTGCTTTCGGGAAATAATAAGTGTTACCATCCATAGGTACATCTAATCCCTTAAATACTTCATAACTCTCTACAATTTTTCCACCTAAACCTGTTTGCTGTGTTTGTACAGGTATCTGCTGTTGCATAAACTGTGGTTGTGGTTGCGGTTGTTGCAGAACACCATTACCATACATAGGATTTTGATAATAAGGACTAAACATTGGATAGTTCATTTCAAACCTCCTCGATTGAAATAATTTGACTAATAAGAATTACAAGAAATTTACTAGGAACTTTCTTCAACATTTCAATAAACTTTTCGGTCACTACAATTTCATACATTGGCTTCAACCTCCTTTGAGGACATTAAAGCACAAAACAATATTGGATAAAGATAGAATAACGATAATAGAAATATAAAAGAAATATACTAAAAATAGACAAAAGAAAAGCACCCACATAACCGTTTCCAGTTATATGAGTGCTTCGATACGTTTTAAAATTCGTTGATGCATTTTGATTACTCCTGCTTTTGAATATCCTAATTCATCCGCTATGTAATCAAAAGGTTTCTTCTCAACATAATAGAGTTGCATTAACTTCTTCTCTTTTTCACTTAACATAGAATTTTCCAACAAAGAATTAAACTCAATCTTACTTGGTATTTGTTGTATTTTGTGTTTCACTTTCAAGTGGTGAGTTGTCATACATACCTCCCACAAGTCGGGCAACGTCTACTCGTCCTTTTCTTTTTACCTGTATTGGTATTTCCTCCACTCGTTCTGGTTCTGCTTCTTGTCACAACAATTGTTCTAGTTATTCTTTGTCTTGCATATCCCATTTTCAGTCACCCTCATTATGAACAGCATTATCATTGTATTGGTTTCCTTTAACATTATTTATAGTTGAATTTTCACCACTTACTTCCTGTTCAACTTCTTCCGAATAAGAATACGTTTCCAGATAATCGAATTGACTTTCCCTCCACATAAAAGCACCAATTAAAGAACCTACAACCAAAGTATAACATATAGAAACTACAATGATTACTTTGATAAGTGACCTGTTGTTTGCTCTTTGGTTCTGAATAACCTGCGTAAGCAGGTCAACCAATTCCTTATCTTTATTCATAAGTTCTTGTTCAAAACTATCCATATTACAATCCTACCTTTGACATAAGAATATGTATTTGTTCCTTCATAGCCGCAATTTCTTTAGAATGTTCATCAAGAATTCTATCGAATTTATCATTTCTTTCTTTCACATCTGCTTTTAAATCTTCAATGCCTTTTACACACTGGTCTATTTTTGCAATTAAAACTCCATCCTGTTTTGCTCTTGTAAGTTGTGCAGAAACGAAAGTAGCAACTCCGATTACACAACCTACAACTCCAACTACACAACCAATTAAAGAAATAGGTGTCATAAGATTACCTCCTTTCCTTAAGAGTTGTTATGTGGAACATATATCTGAACAGTGTCACCTGCTACACCATCAGTTTTTGCAAAACCAATAGAACCTTTACCATCATACGCTTTTACAAAATTTGTTGGTTGTCCAAAAAGAATTTCATTTTCGTCAACTAAAAAAGAATATTCAACAACTCCCTTTGAAGAAACAGTACCAGTGGAACTTGAATAATCTGATGTAAAAGCAACGCTTTTAATTTCACCATCATTCATAAACCCAACCACTCCATTTTGAGTTAAAGTTATATTTTGAAACTCTCCAACAATGAAACTAAATATATCTTGCTCATTCTTTGTCAAGACAATCATACCTGTTACACCATAACCATAAGTGGCTGTTTCATATCTTGAAACGCTATGAACAATAACGTTGTTTGCATCTCCATAATCTATCCACCAATAACACCAAGAAGGTGTTACCGTTGTGAATTCATTATAGAATTTAACCGTCATAGGATTTTCCGAAAGGTCAAATATTCCAACAATAGGTCTATACCAATAACTTCCACTACCACTAGAAGCATTTGATTGTACATTGATAAGCAGATAAAGAGTATTTCCTACAATCTGCATATCGTGAGTTTGTGCGGAATTTATACTATTGCTAAAATTTAAAGTAGTTTGACTAATTGTACCAGTGCTACCTGTAAGAGAAAAATTATAAAACTTATAAATAATACTTCCAGAATTATTCGCTTCACCGATAACAATTACACAATTATCTCCACTCATAACATACTGTGCGTTTTTGGGTATTGATATATCGGTTACTACCTTTTGATATTGGTTGTTAACTACCGAATATACCACAAAATAAGAGTAATTTGAACTATGAGTGAACGCAATATTTTCTTCAACTCCAAAAACAGCAAAACCAGTGGGAGCGTTTCCTGTATATGGAACAACAAGGTTTGGTTGAACAACAAATTCATCATTCACAATTGAATACTTATGTATATTTCTATAATCAGAATGACCAGAAGGAACATTAAGTTTGTAATATAAAGAATTTGTTGAAACATTAAAATCAAAAAAACACTTAACAGCATTTTGCGTATCTAAAGATATGCTGTCTATTATTTCAACAGACCCACTACTGTTTTGTTTCAGAAGAAACGCATAAAAAACTCCTCCAGATGACTTTGCAACAACAACCATCTTTTTATTAACAACATCATAAAGTTTTTTATACAACACAGTATATTGCAATTCATCCAATACTCTATAATCACCGTTTCTTACAACTGATACAAAATCTCCCTTTGTAATAACATTGTTTGCGGCAACAACAAAGTTTTCAACATCTCCGTTTATAATAGGGTCTTTTCTGTTTGGTATATTTGTTCTACCTCTCATTAGTTTCTAACTCCTATTCTTGCTTGTATTGTACCAATAGGATTAAAGGTACAAGTTAAAATTACCTTTCCTGCGACACTATCAACATAAATGTTTGCCGCTTCTGCGTTATCCATTGTTTCTGCTGTAAAGTAAACATCAACAAGACTATCTGCCGTAACTCTAGAATCTGCAATTTCACATCTTCTATTTACAAACGTAAGTGTTTGAAGTGGAAGTGTAAAATAATCAGCAACAAATTCTGTAATAGTATTTAATGCATTATTTGCTGTCGCTTCAACGCTTTCTTGGTACTCTTCAACCGTTTCATTTAATTCTGAAAATTCCATCTGCAACCTTATAGCAAGGTCACCTGTTACTTGGTTTTTAACAGTATCAAACCATTCATTGAATATTGCATCATACTGTGCAAACAGAGTTTCAGTGTCAATGCTATCTGCTTGAAGTCCTCTTACAATACCACAAACACTTTGGTCTACTCTCTTATCTACTATCTTGTCACCCAAAATAGAAACAACACTAGGGTCAACTGTAACCTGTGCAAGAATCAAATCATAAACACTGTCTGTTCTTGTAGGTTCTGTTGTATCAGTAAGATAAACAAGAGAAATTGTTCTTTCTGACAAACTCCAACGAAGAACAACACTATCTGTTCTTGTATATGCTGTAGAGTTTGCAGGAACAGCAAGCGACATATCTTCATCAAGATGATACCAGAAACCATTTATAAACGCCCAACCTGCTTTAATAGCAACAGACATTGCACCAGTTGCAAGAACCTTTAAATTATTATCGGGATTATAATATACACCATTTCCAAAAAACTTTGCAAAATAATCCGCAAACTGATTGTAAAAATACTTTAAATCCCAATCACCTAAAGTTCCTGTTTGCGGATTTACAATTGACTCATCCCATCTACTTTCAAAAAATCCACTTTGCTGTGACATTGTAAACCTCCATTACAAAATTCGATTACCGAATATCAAATCAAGAACCTCTCCTTTGTCCGTCAATGATTTCGTTACTCCAGTTATTTGAACTTTTACAGCCATTCCAAGATTTCTATTGATAACAGAAACATAATCTCCGTTCTTATAATCTCTGCCATACTGAAATGCATTGTTTGATTGAGTGTAAACGGTTGCTTCAAACCCATAATCAACTGAATTCTCTTTTAACTTTTCCATTCCTCTTTCACGAAGCATTTCTGCATATTCTTCATCAGTTGTTGCATTGTTCTGTACAGGAACAGATTCTACAAGTAAAGAACCACTACCTTTATATTCAACATTTGCACTTGTCACACAAAAGATTGCAAACGAATCATAATAAGAAATATTGTTGTCACTTGCATCACATACAACATCATAGTCGAAGTTAACAAACCTTCCTGCTTCTACACTTTCATTCGCAAGCACAATTTCTGGATAAGATGCACCACCCAGATAAGGAATGATGTAAAACTTAAAGTTTACAGATTGTTCATTCTGATTATTTACAGATATATTACCATTAATTGTGAATTTAGATATGTGAACATTTTGCAGACTTTCAACAGAAGCAGAATTCCATACAGTTTGTATTGTTCCATCTCCTGTCATTTCTGGTATAGAATAATCTATCTCATCGGGTTCTTGTTTCTGCAAATCTCTCGCATCAACATACAACTCAATTCTTTCCATATCAGAAAGTTCTGTATCACCAACTTCAACAACTTTTCTATCTTCACCCTTATCTTCACCTGCAACTATTGCAACTGTTTTCATCTTTGTTGAATCCAACTCATACATCAGATTTTCAACATTATTTAAATCGGTATCAAAAACAACAGGGTCATTGTCTTGTGAATTTCCTATTGTATGGTCTACAGGAGTATACTGTTCAAAAACAATATGCATTATGTTTTGATTCTTTCCTGTTTGCGGATTGTACTTCGCAATTGCAGGAACTAGACCAAAGCCATAATGATACGGAGCGTTCATATCTCTTATTGCTTCTGCACAATCACTACCTGTTTTACAGAACGCTACTTCCTCTGTGTCTTGATTATAATTATCACTTATCATCATCAAAGCCATTGTTCTTCTGTAGTCATCTGTGTTGATAAAAAACTTCTGAACAAAATGTCTTTGTATCTCAAATATTTTATCCGTCAACTGAAATGTTTTTTGAAAACACCTATAAGACAGAAGGTGTGAAAGCATATATCCTTTTACCTGTACAGTAGGTGTAGAAATATTTTCACTATGGAAGTATTTTATTATACCCATAATAAATTTGTCACCAAGTTTTTCAAACAGAATAAAATTTCCTTCAATCATAAGATTAGGTAAACTCTTTTCTGTAATAGGAACTGTAACAGAAAAAGTACCCACATCATTATAATAATCCGTATACTGTACAAAAGTAAAGGTACGAATTATATCTATTCTGTTATAGGTATTTTTATCATATATTTCAAGTAACATTACTGTTCCTCCACCGCATACTTTTCTGGCTTGATTTCAACAGTAACACTTAAAAGAAGTTCACTTTGATTTTCAGTTGAATAACCAACAAGATTAGAACCTATACCAAACTGTAACCAGTTGTTTTCAAAATCCCAATACTTGAAATAATTCTCTGTAGGTTCTCCGTGACCACCTTTAATACCTCTATAACTTCCTGCTCTTGTATCAACCTCTATTACATCACCCTTTGCCATCGTTTTGTAGATGGTAAAACTCTCACCAGTTTCAATGTTTTCAACAGAAGGATTTACAACCTCTCCATCTGCTTTAAGAGTTATTATACCACCTACGGTGCTGTCACCTTCATTCTCAACAGAGATAACAAGATAATCAGTTCTTGTGCTGAATTCAAATCCTGTGTTGGGTATTTCCAAAGGAAAATGCCAAGCAGGTGAAGCACCACTTACAACTGTGTTGGGAGCAACAACTTTGTGGAACATAGGGTTGTTACAATAAATATTTATTACAAACATACAAAAGAATTCGTTGTTCTCTTGATATGTATTTCCATATTGTATAGAACGAGTAGGCTTTCCTTCAAGGTAAAAGTTTCCTATTGTTATTCTCAAAAAATCTTTCGGGTTTATCAATCCATTTAACTTCTTTTTCTTCTTAAGTATCTCCTGTTCAACCAAAGCAGGAATACCTTGAAACTTATCATAGTTACTTAAGTCAACTTCTGTAGGAACATAAAAAGCATAACCTGTTATTGTGACTTCCCTACCAGTAATGTTTGTTACTGAAATGTACTCTCCAACTTGCTCTGGATAAAAGTAAGTAGAATGAGTAGCAGGAGCATAACCCCAATCAAGACCATCACTTTTAAAAATGTAATCGAACTTTGGTGTTTGTCCAAAAGTAACTCGCTCTTTGGTAGTTTGATTTTCAATTATAAAACCTGTAACCATTCTACTCTCCTTTTATACCAAACCGAGTTCCATATCTTTAATTGTCCTTCTCAATTCCTTTGCGGCTGTATATTCATCAATCTTCTCATTTGAGTAGAAATTAATGGTAGTTCCATTTCCACCATTTGTTGACGAATACCTTTCATTCTCTTCTGCTGTAAGAACTCTCTCTCCTTTATGAAGTTGTGCTATATAACCATCAAAAGGAACATAAGCAAGACCATCTTTGTGAGAACCATCAATGTATCCTTTTATAGTGCCAACCAACTTACCAATAGCACTATTTTTTATCTTTTGAACAATCTTATCAATGATACTGGATATTTTATCAGCAACCGCTTTAAAAACATCTACGATAGGATTGATAACTTTATCCATAACACCTTGAATGAATCCTTTTATTCCATCCATTATTTCACTAATGATTTTCTTAATAGATTCAAATATTCCAGTAAATGTATCTTTGATACTTTGTCCAATTTTTTGTGTAACTTCTTTTATCTTTTCCCAACCTTTTTTAAAGAACTCCACTATGTCATCCCAGTGCTCTTTAATTGCAAGAACCAAAAATGCAACTACAGCAACGATGGCGGCAACAACAGCGGCAACAGCGGCAGGAGCACCAAGGAGAACAGCACCAATAGCGGCTATTGCAATTCCTAACGTCATCAACAAACCGTGTGTTACATCCAACCCATCATTCCACATTTTAGTGAAATTAGTAACAGCAAGAAAACCTCCACCAAGTACACCAAGTATACCTACACAGTTTTGTAACGTTGCGGCAAAACCAGAAGTAGTTTTTGTAGCAATTTCTGTGGTCGCTGTAGTTTCTGCAACCTTTCCACTATAACCTTGTAATGCTTGACCACCAATGTTAGCGGTTTGTGCGGCAACGTCTATACCACCCGACATATTTTGAACGGCAAGTGCCGCATTACCACAATTCTTATAAACGCTACCTTGTATTATGTCACCAAATTTGAAAATCATTGAAGATGCTTTTTCTGCATTGCTTGCAACTGTAGCAAGACCACTTGCCATTTTTAAACCTTTAATAAGACCAATGGTTGTTATCAACGAACCAAGCATACTTATTAAAGGAGGAATAGCCGCAACAATAATTCCAATGGTAACAATCATTTTCTTCTGACTATCATCAAGGTCATTCCACCAAGCAATAAGTTTAGAAATTATATCCATTAATTTTTCAAGAATTGGAATAAGTGTTTCAGCAATCTCACGCTTAACCTCTTTCCAACGTTCATTCAGCATATTTAATCTACTATCAAGAGTTTCAAATCTCTTCTCTGCTTCTATTTCCATTGCGGTTGCATCCGACCACGCTTGGTTGGAGGTATCAATTGCATCCGACATATTATCAAAAGAAATTGCTAACGCTCTTAACGCATTACTTTGACGAATCTGTGCAAAACCTAATTCATCAAGTTGAAGAATCATATTATCTCCACGCTCTTCTGCATCAGCCATTCCCTTAACTAAAAGTTTCAAACCTTCAATGGGTTTGGTTGACCACACTTGATAAAACTCTTCTGCGGAAACTCCAGAAATTTTTGCAACCGTTTCCATATCGTTAATAACGCCTTGCATTTCTTCTTGAGAACCATCAAAAGTTCCCTTCATAACGCTTTCATATCTTCTAACTCTTGCTTCGAGTTTTGATATAACAGATGATAATGAAGAACCACCTGCTTCTGCTTTAATACCTGCTGAACTCATTGCTGTAGACAATGCAAGTATATCTTGTGCTGACATACCAATAGCATTACCTGCTGTAGCAAGTCGCATTGACATATTAACAATATCTGCTTCTTGTGTTGCAAAGTTGTTACCTAAATCAACTATAGATGCTGTTAGGTTTCCTACCTCTTCATTGGTTGTTCCAGTTATATTCATAAACCTTGCAAGGTTAAGTGCGGCATCAGAAGCCGCCATATCAGTTGTTACGCCCATCAAAGCCATCTGCCTTGTGAACTCAATAATACCTTTTCCTTGGTCACCAAGTTCAACGCCCAACTGACCTGCAATTTCCATTACTCCTGCAATTTCTTCTGCGGAGATACCAGTTTCATAAGCAATCTGTTTAATACCTTCTGCAAGGTCATCCCAAGTTAACGAATATTCATTAAATCTACTTTCATCAATTGTTTTCTTAACACCTGCAAAAGCACTTTCAAAATCTCTTGCCGCTTGAACAGAACTAGTTCCAAGATTTGCAAGTGGAACAGAAACATTTCTTGTCAAACTTTGTCCAATATTTGCTATCATACCACCTGTTGCCATCCACCTTTGAGCAGATGTAGCAGATTGGCTTTGAAAGGTTTGCAAAGCAGATTGTGCCTGTTGCAAACCAGAATTGAAAGCGGTCATATTTAAGTCCAAATACGCAACCGCTGTACCGACATTTACAGCCACTTTACAAACCTCCCTTCTCGCTAATTAAATCTCCTATACAAATCAGATGGCTTCTTGTAAACTATCTTGTCATTCTCAACCCTCATAATAGGTTCTTTACCATCACGAATTTGTTGAACAATAAAAGCACACGCTTCATCAAAACAAAATGCTGTATATGAATCTTCAATCCCCATAACTTCTGATGGTCTACAAGTAAAATCAAAAGTTCCACATACACCAATAATTCTTAAAACTTCTCCGCTTTTAACGAAAGTTTTTCAGCGACTCCACGCCATTCTGCGTGTAAGCAAACACGGCTAAAAGTTGTGAGTCGGTAAGAGTAATTCCTGCATCCTTTATCTCTTTGTATGTAGGCTCTACAAATGACTCTTCACAAATACACTCCACAACATCAAGAAGTCTTACGAGAGTATCTTCATCTTTAATTGCCTTATTTACAACTCCATTTGCACCGTTAGCAAACAGTATATTTGCATCAGCAAGGAGTTCATTAGGAATTTTACCTGCCTTTACCATCTGTAAGAGTGAAGGTCTACGAAGTTTAACGTAAATAACCTGTCCTTCATTGTAACTAGGAAGTTCTACAATCTCTCCACCAGAAAGTTCTTTGAGTTCTGCTATAGAAACAATTTTTCTTTCGTCCATTTTATTTCTCCTTTATATTCTTATAATGGAAAATCCCCCGAAGGGGATTTCACAAAAGCATTTTTAAATCATTTAATTTAAGGTGTAGGGGGAGTAGGGGGAGTGACAACAGGAAGGTCATCAACACCAATTATATCAAGTTCATAAGGTGACTCTCCCTCGGCAGGAGCAGAGTTGATAACATAATCCGAACTACGGAAAGTTCCATCCTCGCTCTCAAATGCAATAGGTTGTCCTTGACAATTAGGGTAAGTAATTCTCTCATACCCAGTAAGAACACCTGCGGCATTGTAAATTGCCGAATAAGCCTTAAGTTTAAAAATCTTTCCCTTTGCATCCGCACCAGTTGCACCAACAACAGGAGGTCTATAACCGATAAAGTCATTAGTGGTCTGGTCACGAAGAACAGTACCACCTTGAAGAAGAAGAACTTCTTCATCATTGAATACATTATCGGTAAGAGTAATCCTGTTACCAGTGATAGTAACCTGCTCACCCTTCTGTGCAATAAGTCTACCCTTGACTACAAGTTTAATCGCATCTTCGGTTTCGGTCTGAACTTCTACCTGTATGTGATTTGCGGTATCAAGAATAATCTCATCTGCACCATCCTCATAAGATTGCATACTTACGAGAGCAACATCAATTGTTGCAATTTCAGTACCCTTCTTTACAGCCATCTCATTCACCTCCATTAAAGAAGTTTGTTTCTACGCACATAACGATATAACATTGCTCTCATATGTGCATTGTAATTGTCATCATAGTAATCACTTTCGATTTGCCCTGTTGGTAACAACAAGGGAAAAATCTTTTCTTCAATGATATTTTCAACTTGTTTTTGGTACTCATCCAATTTTGAATATTGGTTTCTAGGAACATACAACATTATTCTCACATAACGATACTGTGAAGAATAACTTGGTACTCTCGCACCTCCATCTTCCTTTACAACCAAATAGGGAGATGTACATTCTCCATTATGTATGGCAGGTGGGTACACAGGAATATCACCGTACTTATTTAATATGTCACATATAATCTGCCATACATTCTCTTTTCCAGTTAAATCTTCCTGTGATATACTCATTTAATACCTTTCCCTATCTGCATCGTTGTCTACGTCAACAACTAGGTCATCAACACCAAAAGCAAAACCTTCATACTTTTCAAGTATATCTCTCATTCCATCAACAACATATGCTCCTGCTTCTCTTGCGGTTTCTTTCAGAATTGCAAAAACTCTATTGTGTTTACCTGCTCTTACATTGTAAGCACCAAGTTCCAACCATAAGCCATACCTCTGTCCTCTATCATTATACGCTGTATGATAGATTTCAACTCCACAAGTGTAATCTTGTTCAAGTCTTGTATTACTGGCTCTACCTTTTTCATACACAGAAGCGGTAAGTCCTGCTCTTGCTGTTCCAGTTCTATCTTCCCATCCTGCGTTTGCTTTCGCATAATTTTCAAGATACGGTACACCTTCTTCTTTCAAATACGCTTTAACGGCTCTTCTTGCTGTTGCAGACAACTTCAACAATCCTTCTTCAACCTCTGCTACTTCAACCCTGTAGTAGCCTTCGCCTGTAGTGTAATCAGAAGCACCCATATCAGTTCACCATATCCAAAACTTGTTCTAACGAGATTTCATAAGCAATTCCAAGATTCTTTACATCTACCTTGTCAACAACCGTGTAAGGTGTTTTACCTATTGTAACCTCGTCATCAATAACAATTTGAGATGAGTCATCATCAACCAAACATAAAATCATCGGTTTTGATTTATCATATTCTCTTGAACCTTCTCTGGTATACAATTCAAGGTTTAACATTCCACCATAACCACCGCCATCGTGGAAAACACCTCTTATATGAATTTCAAAATTGGTGTCATCTACAATTTCGTGATACTGGTTTTTCATTTTCCTTGTGAAAACAAAATCCTGTCCGTTCCATTTTATCAAACGATTTATCTTACTCTTTAGGAAAGTTTCTACTTGCATCTGCATTGTATCAACCCCCTTTTAAAACACCAGAGTTTGTTTTTCTATACCTTTGTGCCAATCGTCTGAAATACTTTGAACTGTCAGATGCTTCAAAGCCACTCAATACAACGGAAGTGCTTTCAGATTTCAGAATTAAACATTGGTATGCTGTTGCATCAAAATCACCATTGTTTTCATCCAGATAAAACTGTAACTCTTCATCTTCAAACAGAGGATAATCTTTTTCACGAAGTACAATTTTCAATCTTTCAATATCACTCATTGTACTCATAGACACCTCCAATGATTACATCTTTTCTTTTATCGCATCACGAAGTTGTTTGTTGTTCATACCCTTTGTCTGAATTCCAAGGCTCTCTGCCTTTTCAACCAGTTCATTATGGCTCATTTCAGAAATAGGCTTTTCAACCTCTCCTTCTGCAATTGCTTCATCCCACGCTTCATCGGGTATCTCATCTTCTTCATTGTCGGACTCAACCACATTTTCTTCAACATCTTCTTCAACAGTTTCTACAGGTGCTTCAATCTGTTCCTGTGAAACGGCAGAAGTGGGAGATTTCTCTCCCACTACCGACCATCCACTATCCTTAAAAACAGAAGTATAGACACTCTCCGAAACTTTCTTTATCTTTCCGTTTTTAGTTATAGTTAACATTTTGCTCTCCTTATGATGCAACAGTTGCAATGAGAATTTCGGGAATTCTCTCAAATGAAGGAAGGTAAATCATAGATACCTTGGTATCAACGTTTACAGGGTCAACCTTCTTTGAAGTGCAAACAGCAACACCAGTATCAGTAATAGATACATTTGCAACAGAACCACCCATAAGGTCACTCTGTTCGGGAGTTGTACCAAACCAACCAGTTCCAAGATTTCCACTAGGGAAGAGAACAAAGAGTTCATCGGGTACATAAGCAACAGTGTTTCCTGCTTCGTTTACATACTTCTTGGTGTAAACCGCAATGGTAAGACCAAGTTCTGCAAGGATGTACTCATTTACCTTTGCTCTGGAAGTAGGTGCGGTGCTGTCATTTCCCCAGATAGCGTGACGAATTACGTTGTTAGCGTAAATGTAACCCATAGTCTTTGCGGAACATACGGCTCTAGTAGGTCTAGAACCTGTCTGCTGTTCTACAGCATCCTGCCATCCACGAATCTGTGAAACGATATCGGTATCGGGGTCATCCCAAGTTGCATTACCAGAGGTAAGGTCAACCTCTTGATAAGATTCAAGACCGTAATCATAATCATAATTCTGTCCGTTTGCAGAAATAGTAATCTGACCAGTAGTGAGAAGTGACATTCTCATACGCTCTCTCTGTGCTCTAGCACCACGGAGAAGGTTCATCTCATCATCGAAGATACGATTAGTGATTGCATCAATGTAAGCACCATTTCCAGTTTCAAGAACCATATTAAGGTTCTGACGAAGTTCCTCATCAATGAGCATAGACTCCTTGAAGAACGGCATCTTGGTGCTAACCTCTTGGAAACCAATTCTATCTCTCTTAAGAGCGACAACATCATAAGCACTAGGCTTAAGAACTACAGGAAGTCCACTTGCTCCCTTAATCCAATCCAGTTTAAGACCAAGTTTCTGCTGTGAAGGGAAAAGTTCATCACCAAGCAGAGCATCGGTTTCAGCAAGGTTCATAGTGTTCCAATAAGAAACAATGTTACCAGAAGTAACATAATCAAAAATTGTTCTAGGCATTTCTATTTCCTCCTTAATTTGTTGTTGGATTCAACCTTTTTGGTTTTACTGAACAAGAGCAATAAGTTTAAGGTTTGCTTCTGCGGAAACAAGAGTAGAACGAACACTCGCATCTACCTTGCTAATGTCAATGAAACCAGAAACAAGTACCTGTGAATTTGCATTACCTGCGGTAACATCTACATCGTGAAGTGCTACACCAACAGGCTTTGCTCCGCTTGCACCGCTTATAGTAAATGCGGTATTTCTTGCGGTAAGGCTACCATAAAGAGGAGTACCTGCCTTAATAATCTTCTTGCCTTCTGAATCAGCGGTAATACCTGTATTTGCTACAACACAAGAGAAAGCGGTGCTGTTGACTTCATCAACAAGAATACGCTTCTCGCCATAGCCATAAGAGTTTGTGGTTACACCAGTTTGATTTAACATCTCATTTCCTCCTTAAAAGAATTTACTTTTAGTTCCTACGCTTTTAGCGTTAAACTTTTCAGCAAGTTGTTTACCATAGTCACCACCATTGTTATTTGATGAAGAACTATGTGAAGGTGTACTACCAGTTCCGTTGGAACTTCCACCATTGTTTTCTTCAACAAAGAAAGAACTGTATCTCTTTTCCTTCTTCATATCAGCAATCACATCTTCAAGTTTCTTGTCATCCGATACTTTTGACATTGCAATAGTCAAAACATCTTCAACAGATTCTTTATTCACTCCATTTTCAATGCAAGAAAGTTTTGCTTCTGCAAGTAATGCTCTCTGTTCAGCCTTTTCCTTATCGGCTATCATAGCATCATTTGCTTCTTTCTGCTTTTCTTCTTCTGACTTCTGCGAATCCTGCAATGCTTTCAAAAGGCTAATTGCATCTTTTGCTTCTTGTTCTGACTTAAAACCAAGAGCATTGAGAACAGATTGCTTTCCTTGCTTCTTTTCTTTAGCCATCATATCGCTAACCTGTTTCTGCGTAAAAGTTTTCTCACCTTTATCCTGCTCTCCACCATCACCAGAACCATTCTGCTCACCGCCATTTTCACCATTTGAATTTTCATTGCCGTTCTGTCCATTGTCATTTTGTTGTCCGTCACCATTTTCACCGTTTTCTGCAAAAAATTGCAATTTGTACGGCAAAAGTTTTGATTCGTACTTTTTCTTAAGCATTTTATTCTCCTTTTTAACTTATGCAAAATCCACTAGAATCTGTGGTAGATTTCCCTTAAAGGGTAAGAGGGTTAGAGAATCCCCAACCCTAACTTATTATAATATTTTCTGCCGTTAATGTCAACAAAAACAGCACAAAATTATTAAAATAAATCATCAATAAAATAATCAATTTCTCCGTTCATTTCTGCATCACCATAACCATTTCTCCAATCATCTACCATATCCTGTATTTCATCCTCTGAATATACAGATACAATAGAAAACGTACAGTTACCGTTAGGATGGTCTAAAGGTAATGCATCTTTAGGAAATACACCTTCACCTAAACCATATTCATCCAGACTTTCTCTATCCATACATAAATGGCATACATTTGACATTCCAGAAGTTTCCCATTTGTAGCCAATTATAAATGGATTGTTTCTAGTTGCTTGTACAAACGCTTCTTGATAAGCGTGTTGAACTGTGGTTCTGGCTAACCTCTGTGCATTGTAATCAACCCTACCTCTTGTTCCAGAAGCAACCATTCTCGTATAATCTGGATTTACATATTTTTCAAGTTCTTTTGCAATCTGATATGTTGTTTTACCTTGCAAAATACCTCTAGAAATGATTCTATTTATGTCTGCTTGTATTCCTACGTTATTTCCCCATATAGCGGTACTTAAAGTCCAATTTCCACCATACAATTGTCCTGTTAATACTCTGTTCGACATATCAGCAATTAAAGCAGGACTAGTTGTATAGTAATTGAAACCCAAATGGTTTAAATAAGCACTATTTACAGACATTGTTTCTGTAATCATACTGTTTACATTGTTTGTAACAAGGGTATTTAAATTACCGTCAATTTCGTTCAGTTGAATTTGTATCTCTCTACGCAATTCTTCAAGATATACTCTTCTTGCTACACTACTTTCATCAGTTCTATCGGATAACCTCGCAATTCTGTTTGAGATTATCCGATATGAATGTTCGTAAAATTTTCTTATCTCTCTCTCACTTTGCAACATTAAATTATCTCTATATTGCTCTGCTTCAAGAAAAGGGTCTGTTACATACATAAGTCACCCCTTATTCAAGTGCATTTCTTGCATTTGCACTCTGACCTACGCTCACTTTATTGTACTGTTTGTCATTTTCATTTTCAGAACTGTTATCATCATTTTCACCGTTTTCCTTACCAACAGGATTTTCCATATCAGAAGTTTTAACTGTATCTGATGTAGAGTAGTTAAGATAAGTGTTATCAAGCATTTCACTCTCTAACTTAATCTGTTCAAGTTCAGCAACGGCTTCTTTATCGTTCAACTTTCTCCACTTTTTAAGATATGCTTTTCTTGACATTAGTTTTGCATCTACTTCTGTTATATCCAGTTCCTTTTCTTCCTTTACATCTTCGGGAATAGGATAGTTATTTTCGACCAAAACATCATAGGGAATTTCTGGTATCTTTTCGTCCGTATACTTTTTAATACAAGTGGGATAGAGTTTTCCTCCCTCTATGATTACATAAGCAATGGTTCTTAAAGCACCTTCCCAAGCAAGCATCTTTTCATCACATCTTACAGTAAGACCCCAATACAAAGCCTGTATTGTTTTTCCACTTGTAATTACACCTGCTAACTGTTCACTAGTTATATTAGGAACGTCCAAAGCAGAATACATTTCATTTTCAAGTCTATCAAGTGTAACCTTAAGTGGTGCAGAATAATTCATACTTGCTTCAAGCACACCTACTTTAGCGGCAAACGAACTATCATTAGGTTTATCATAATCAGTTTGAATATCCCAGAAAGAACCAGGACTTGTTGAGAGCGACTCTGTACTCTTATTACTTGCATCAATTGCAAACCTTACAGGATGCATATTCTTTCTTTCAGAATCCATATCTGAATTTGCAAGTTTTGAGTAATAACTTTCACAAAACATCAAATCAAGTAATTCACTCTCACCTCTCATATCTCCTGTCAATCCATCATTAAAAATAACAACAGCAGGAATATATTCAAGTTTAATCTCACTTCTCTTGGTTACAGTTTCTACAAGTTCACCTGCACCATCATAAACTTCTTCTACTAGATAAACCTTGCCATTTGTTTTTTCATAATGTTTTCTGAACCATCTTTGTTGAGATAAACTGTCAAGACCTGTAGTTTCATAATAGGCTGTAAATTTATCCAACTTCTCATCCTTACCAAACGAATACACAAATTCCGTAGACTTAAAGAAAGTAATTGAAATTCCCTCTTCCTCATTAAAGTTTACAGTAATTGCAATTCTCTTACCGATAAAGCAATCTTTAACACCCTTCATTAACTTTCCGTGGAAGTTGGTAAGTTCAAGAACTTTATCAAGATAATCTTGAATGATTGCATTTTCTTTAGCGTATTCACCAGTAACATCATCAACATTGACATTAAATGAAGGTGAGTTTGCAACAAAAAACCTTGCTTCTTTGTTAAGAATGAGTCTTGCTTTCTTATATCTCAACCTTGAAGGTGTATAATCACCATTTGAACCTTCTGTAAGAAAATCTGCTCCAAGGTGATAAATCTTGTAATACTTCATTATCTGTTCAAACTCATTCTTAAAACTTGCACCTATGTTTTCACCAAAATCTTTTTCCAACAGGTAATAGGGGATATGAGGATATGCACAAATCACTTCTTTTTGTTCGTCCTCTATTTCCTGTAGAATTGTTTGCTTCATTTCCTCATCCATTTCCATCTACCTCATTCTTTATTCTTCTTAAAAATCTCTTTTATAACCTTGTCATATCCAACAGTTGAACAAAGGAATGACAGAAATACAAGCACAACAATTTCAACAATTGTTTTTGCTGTAACCTGTACAGAGTTATAAATGATGTAACAAACTGAACTTGCTATTGAAAGCACAAAAGATATAATCACCGCAAGAATAGTTGCGTTATACTGTTTTGACACAGAATCCATAATCTTCTTAATTGCTTCAACGGTAAGTACAGTACAAGCAGAAATAATTCCAAGTGCTGTAATTAAAAATGTCATATCCATATTTTTCTCCTTTTATACTATCTTAATTTCTTGACCGATATAAATCTTATTTTTATTCGGTATTCCATTTGCTTTTACAAGTGCATCTACAGTTGTATTATATCTCTTTGCGATAGATGAAAGAGTGTCATCCTTAACAACTATGTGCGTTTTACCTTTTTGCTTTCTCTGTTCAACAATTTCATTTACTCTCTGCTGTACTTCTTCATATCTCTTACCAAGAGCAATCTTTCTTGCAATTCCATTTCCGTGTAATCCTGCAAGAACCTCTACCGCTAACTGGTCTATAGACTTCTCTGCTACAGTAGGAACTACTACAGGAACAGAAACAAGTACAGGTGCGTCAGACCATTGCTGATAGAAAAAGTCTTGGTCAACAACTCTTCCTGCAACTTTTGGTGTTCTAATATAATTTACAGAACCACCATATTGCCAAATCTCAACTTTATTACCACTCTTTAAATTAGGCTGATTCTTTGAATATTTTGCAACCCAATGTGGAAATGCAGAAAGTTGTTTATCATCAAATCTTGAATTGAATTGAGATTCACTTGTATAAACTCCACAAGCATATCCTGCATTTATCATTGTCTGACAAAATGTTTTTATAATATCGGTAAGATGTGTATAACCTTGATTAAGCATCTTTCCTTCTACATCATAATAAACGTGCTTAATATCCTTACCTTTTAGATAAGATATAAAGTGGTTTGCTTCAACAACAGCATCTTCACAAGAAAATGCATTTCCATAATAATAAGCACCTATTTTAATGCCTTTCATTTTTGCTTGCTGATAAAAGTTTTCAAAAGACTTATCTTGGAAGTAACCACATTCTGCACCACCTGCTTTTGCAATTACAACAGAAAATCCTTCATTTACAGCACCTTGTAAATCAAAGCCTTTTTGCCAATTTGACACATCAATTCCAAAAGGAGTTTCCAAAACAGGCGAAGGTGTAGGTTGTGGAGTTGGATTTGGAAGTGGTTGAGGAATACTATCGTATTCTACCCAAGGTAACAATCCATAATCTGTCCAAGACCTTCCTTTTGAACCACCTTTGTATAAAAATCTTTCACCCTTATCATTTACATATGTGTATTGAACTTTGCTCGCCCAATCTGATGTACACTCAACCACATTAAAAGTTTCATTCTGATATTGAAAATCACCAACATAAACTCCTGCGTGTTCGTGTCCTCTATCAGAAATATACAAATAAGTTCCTGCTTGCTTTAACTGTGAAAAGTCTTTAGACCTGTTTGTGCATTGCATTAGTAGATGATAACCATCACAATCTCCTGTTGGAAAATTCTTTGGAGAAACGTAATAACCAACAGTTCTATTATCCGTCCAACCTCCAAGAATTGCCTTAACTAAATTCCAACAATCAAAACTAAATCTGCTACCATCATAATAACCACAATTTTTAGGAAACTTATTACAATAATAATTCGGCACATCGTGTGCAAGTTTTAATTTATCTAGAAATTCTAAAAGTTTCATATAAAACTCTCCTTACTCCAACCAAATTTTATCAACGACAATGTAATTGTTTCCACCAGATACACAACCAGAAACATACTTTGTATTTGTATTAGAAGGATTTATATCATACTGTGAATCAACCAAGTATAAAACACATCCATTTCCACTATATCTAAAGCCAAACTTTAAAGATGTAATACCTTGTTTTAAAAAGTACTCCAAGTCTGCTACCATACAATGTTGATGTTGCAATTCGGCTGAATTTGCTAATTTAAAATTCAATTTAAAATACTTTTTCCCAGTAATATCAAATCCTTCTGTCGAAACAAAGCCAGAACCACTACTTGAATAATAATTACACTGTATATAACTTTCTTGAAAAGAACTAGCATTACTAGAACCACTAATTCTATTGTTAAGCGTAACATACTGTGTTCCATCTTTATACAAAAGAGTTTCTCCTGTTGGTTCTGATATATCCTTCCTTCCGTAGATAATTGCTTTTGCTATTGCAAAGTATCTTGTTGAGCCTTGATAGAACGAACCTTTTAATGCAATTCTCTTGTAAGGGGCATAGGAATTGACGATTATCTTCCTTTCAGTCTGACCCGTTCCCGTTCCCGTATAAACATCTGACATTACATTCCACGCATCAGCGGAATTATCGTTTGCTACTACTCTGACTTCGGAAGAAGAAACAGCAGTAGAGTTTGAGTTATAGATAAACTCAATCATACAAACCTTTACTGCGGAAGTGAACTCATAACCAACATATGCTTGGTCGAGTTTGTTATATTCAGACGAATTGCAATTCCAACCTCTTGTGTCAATGCTTCCCGTAAATGCTTTCCATTCAGCATAGTCACTACTGTAAACAGAACTTGCAAAGCATACTCCGTAAGGATGTGTGTTATCTGTCATATTAGGATTCGTGACATTGAGAACGCTTGTCTTATAAGTGGAATTGCATATTGCTTCTCTCCACGTTTCATCAGCAAGTAACGTATTTGCACAGTAGTTGTTCTGACCAATATAATACATTGCATTTTGGTCAGCACATATTTGTTCTGCCCAACCTTTACAAGTTACAAGATAGTCAACAGCATCTTTATTCTTTATAAGTTCTTCAAGAGTGGTTGTATCTGACAACACCTCTGCAAGAGTGGTATAAAGTTTGTCGATTATACCTGCTTTTCTCAACCAAGTTTGAACACCAGCATTTTCACGTCCGTAGAATTGAGCTTTTGTAACAACTATGTGACCACCGCCATTTCCACTTACGCAGTAGAGCCGAAAATACTTATAATCTTCACTTAACTGACTCAACGAGTATTCAACATACTGACCGAGATTACTTCCGGAATAATTTAAAGTTTCTATGTCTTCCCAAGTTACATTGTCTGCACTACCTTGTACTTTGAAGTCTTTAAGAGACCAAGATTGATAAGGAGATGTAGCACCTTGATACCCTACTTTGTAAATCTTTGTATTGCCTTCAAACTTATATCCGATATAACTACCAACAATTTCTACGGGTTCATAATGATTAGATGTCCCGTCAAAGGCATACCACGGCAAGTAACTTCCTTGAATAGTTGAGTATATAACTTCACCTTTGGGCGTGGTATATCCCGTCATTGTCGGCACAGAAGCATTAATGACATAATCTTTATATGCACTACCATCAATAGCAGACAGCCAAGTAGAATCTGAAAGTAATGTTTCAGATGCATAATCAGAAGCACCGATATATAACATAGCGGTTTGGTTTTGTGTAACACCATCCTCGGTGTAGAATTGAAGGCTCGAAACGTAGAAGTTAGAACTTTCATTTGCAGTAATATTCGCTCTCCAATATCTATGGTTTGATGTTACGTTCGTGTCAAAGTAATAGTCAGCATCTCCACTTGTTATAGTTGCTGAATCGGATGCAATAGTATAATCCGTACCATTGTCAGAATATGAAATGGTCACTTGCTTGTTGCCATATTTATCTCTATATTTGACTCTGCTTATATTGACGGGGCTATCGAAGCAATATCCTATCGTACCATTAATAGCGGAAGGTCTGCCTTGCCAAAATGTAGAATCGTCGTTGTCAAATGCCCTGTATGCTTCGTAACCACTTAATTCGCCATAAGCGAAAGCCAAACCTTCGGGAGTGGTATTTGAAGTCATCACAGGTACTAATGCTTCACTCTTTATAAACTGTTTTGACCTTACAAGATAATTTACAGCATTTTCAGAACTCATAAGAGTTGCCAACAACTGATTGTCAGCAAACACCTCTGCAAGAGTAGTATAATTCTTATCTCTTACATCTGCACAACTTATCCATATCTGAACATCATTAATTGGAGTAACTGTACTACCGTTTGGATAATAATATATCGTTTCGTTGTAAGTACGAACAGCACTAACAACATTTACATCACAATAATAAGTTAAACCGCCATAAGACACAGCAAAGTTATAAGCACCTTCTTCTTGAACAACTATTGATGCTGTACCTGCATTACTAAATTGTATCGTTGTTACTCTCTGTCCTTCATAAGAAACAACAATACTTTGACCATATAATTCAGATGAAGAAGCAAAAAGATTAATGGTATAACCATCTACACTTCCACCTTCGTATGTACCAACAATAGATGCTCCACTTGCATCGTGTGCTGTAAAACCTTTAAGCAACTTATCTGCTCCAATTGTATCACTTGTCAAGTCTATCAATGTGTTGTTTCCAAAAACAACCTTATTTATAGCCATATCGTACACCTCTCTAAACATTTGTGTATTCGCAAATATGTGTCACAAACCTCTTTTTAACACTAAAGGGGAGAATTACTTCTCCCCAATAGTTTTTACCATTCACTTTTCATTTACGGTGCTACATTACCAATTGTAGCGGTATTTCCTCCTGCCGCATTGGGAGTTTCTACATATGCAATTGCCGCAACTGTTACCTGTGACAAATAATCATACCCACTATCGGGAAGAATCACTTGCTGTGTAGTATAGGGTGTTGCTGTCTTTGCTTGTGCCGTAACACCTTCACCAGTGTAAGTACCAGTTACACCAAGAATCTCAACTCCATCTTTAATGTTCCCTGCAATTATCTTTGCCTGTTCAACATCAGCAATCTTAACCTTACCAGAACCATCGTGATATCCTTGTGCAATCGAATACTCTTGTGCCTTGGTAGCAATCACACCTGCAACAGCACCATTGTTAGGCATAGTACCTGTCAACTGTGCTCCCCTTGCGTGTGCGGTCTTTCCAGAAAGAATCTCTCCTACTAATGCGGTATCTTCACTTGTATCGGAATCTTTCGTTGAAGTACCAGTTATAACAGCACCGCTTGCATCGTGTGCGGTAACTCCACTCGCCAAATCAGCAGAAGTTATTGTATCAGAAGTAAGGTCAATTAGTGTTTGGTCACCAAACACAACTTTATTTATAGCATTAGGCATATTAGTTTCCTCCAACAATAAATGTTATACCCTTTACGTTACTTGTTTCGTAATACGGTATTTCTTCTACTGTAATATTTTGAAGAACTATCGTATCTTTCGTTTTCAATTCAACTGACTCTCTCACTTTAGGAGTAACAGTGATATCTCCAGTATAATATGGATAATCACCACCACCTCCACCACCTTCACTTACTTTAAGTTTTATTTGTTCTGGTTCTTTTATTTTAAGTGGAATGTGAATTTCAAGAGGTAACATATTAAATCACCCCTTCCTTTAATATCCTTTCAACGTCAATTGCTTCTATAGTAGAAGCATATGCAAGGTCATTCATTGTTCTGAATCTCACCTGCACTTCGCATTTACCATTGAAGAGTTTTAATGTTTCTTCTTGTGTCAAAGACACAGCAATCTTCTTATTTTCAGAGTCAACCGCAACCTCACTTAAACTTTTTGTAACCTCAACAGTAGGACTTTTAAATGTTACCCAAAGTTCCACAAGGTCATTAAGAGGTAACTCTGTTTCCAGTTCCAAAAAAATGGTTGGAGTTGTTCCTCTATACATTTGTCATCCTCCGTTTACTCTTCTTCTTTGTTGGTTTCAACCTTCTGTGGCTTTTTTACCATCTTAAATTTCTCTGCTTTGTCGGCAGGAACAAGACTTACACCACTCTTGGTTCTTACAAGAACATCCCCATTGTGGGCGATTTTAGTTCCCACAGGTGAATTTATTCTGTAATAAACTTCATCATCGTTCTCAACCCTCTGAACAACTCCATTTGACATAAAGCCATTCAACCAATCGGGAACTTTACTTCCTATAATATAAGTTTCAATTGTTTTTCCCATCTCAATTCCTCCATTGGTTATTACCAACCCTTTCTACTGTTGTTCTTTATTTCCTTAACATCTGCTACATAATAATCATCTAATGAGTACCAGACCGCACTCAAACAATGACTATCGATATTAAACTCACTATACTTTAAACTTCCATCTGGATTCTTTTTGTAACTCAAATCCTTCATTTCTCTTATAGCATTATGACAATTGCTACTACAGATAATTCGTTTAAACCTCTTTATCTTTTTGGTATTTGCAATTCTACTACCCTCTGTTTTCTTATCACACTTCTTTAAACAAGGTCGCATCTGGAAACCTTGCTTGCGATAATATTTAATCGTTTTGGGTTCTGCACAATCAGCACGAATAACTTCGTCCTTAATGCCTTTATCCCACTTCTGCATAGCAATAGCGGTTTCATCATCGGTCATATGATTACGATAATACTCATCATAAATGTATAACCATTTGTTAACATCATCTATTGCAACTTTTACAACAGCGTTATAACTGGTTTCAAAACCGAAGTCCATACCAACTCTATGAAAGTTAGCAGGAATATTAAGAATAGCCTTGTCAACAAGTTTAGCAGACATAACTTCAAACTGTGGCAATACACGAAGTCCTGTAGCACCAAACTGTCCAAGTCTTGCAACTACCCAAAGTTCTTTATCATAAGTTTTCATCTCATCCAATCGTCTTATATAAGCAGGTGGTAAGAACTGGTTGTCATCACAAGTGCTGTGGTGGTAATAAACTCCATTCTTCACCAATACTTTCTTCTTATATAACACTTCGGGTTTAACAATGATGGTTGTTGCACCATCACTATCTGTATTCTCAAAAAACTGTTGGTAAACCCAGTTGTTTTTACTTATGGGGTTACAAGTAAGTATGAAGTGCATACTGATACCATTGGTACGAATACGTCCAAGAATTTCCAAATAAGCATCAAGAGATACTTCTGAACATTCCTCTATCCATACAATACTTACACCGTTTAATGATTTTAGTTTTTCGGTACTATCCATACCTTTGAAGATTATTCTACTTCCATTTGGGAATTTGAATTCAAGCGGAGCGTTTTTAAAACACACTTTGGTCTTATGTTGCCTAACACCAACGTCAGCAAGTAAACCCATATCATCCAAAACCTGTTTAATCAAATCGAATGTACTCTCTTTATGTGTATCATACACATCTCTGAATACACACGCTTTTCTTTTCTCTTCAAACAGTTTCAGAATTATCTTTTGAACCGTACTATGCGATTTACTACTTCCATATCCACCTATCACCAAATATTTTTCATAATCCCAATCAAAGATGTAATTATCAAAAGCAGGATTTATACACATAGTTGCTTTTGGCATTTTACTCACTCTCCTTTTAAAATATAAACAACAAAAAGTCACCAACATACAAATTGGTAACTTGTGCTTTATAACTTTTATTTTTCACAGGGAAATTTTACACGAATGTATTTAAATAGAATAAATCGACACAATGTAATTATACCATATATATAATATAAGTCAATCAATTATACTCAAATATATTCATATAAAACTTTATTTATAAAACATAACAACAACATATATCATATATATCTATATATATATTATATATAATATAGGGGAGCGACTAAAAACTCGGTAATTTTTTCCTAAAACAAAGTGAGTAGCGTTCAGAGTGTTTTTAATGCACTCCAAAACGCTTTAACTCACTTGTTGTTATTAGAAACTAATTATTCTTCTCCATCCCAATCATCCCAAGCACCACTATCATCGTCATCAGAATCATCTGAATCGTTCTCACTTTCTTCCAGTTGCTCTTTTGTGAAAGTTACACTGTTATTTATTACATCTCCATTTTCGTCATAAATTTCGACTTCTTTTTCATCATCGGTAACTTCTTCGTCCTCATCGTAAATATCTATTTTTTGCTTGTTTCCACGTTGAATAGTAATAGTAACTTGACTATCATCGGGGTCAACTTCTACTATCTTATCTCTGTTCAACTTCCAATCATCAAACTTTCTGTTATTCAACCAGAACATTGCGGCTTTAATATTCGGAGGAACTTCTTTAGTAGTTGTTTCCTTCAACATCTCAACCATTTCACCATTTACAACTTTCTTTCCTATAGTAACTTTAATCTCTTTTGTTTTATATCCAAGTGCCGCTTTTAAAAGAGCGTTTTCAACTTGATAATCAACCAACTCTCTTGTAGTATTAATTGCTTCATCAATTTCTGCATATTGCTTTTGCCACTTTACAAGAGTGTTTACATTTATATTCATTCTCTTTGCAATTTCTGCTTTGCTAAAGGTATCTCTCGACCAACTTCTGATTAACTCCAATCCATCTTCGGTTAACCAGTAATCAACTTTGCTTTCGTTTTGCTTTCCCATTAATAAAAACCTCCTATATTCAAATTCAAATTAGAAAACAAAAAAATTTGATATGCTTTTTTGGATTTCAAATAAAGTATGCCATCCCTCTTTAAGTGGGGAGGGGTCACTTTAAATCAATGCACTTCAAACTACTTTGAATATCACTCACTTTATGCTACTGATGCTCAAATGCTGATTGCTTTTGAATGATGCTCAAAGCACTTTGAAATGCACTCACTTTAAAAGAGCCTATATATGAACTGGAATGGGGATTTCTGGGAGAGTAGTGGCGCGCTGTCAGAAGAAAACACCTGTTATGATTCGCACCCCCTGCCATACCACCTGTTATCATATCGCTTGTTATCGTTCCTGCCGCTCTGGGGATTAGATAACAGATTTTATTTTTTGGCGTGACGGTGACAACGTATTTAAATATCACCTATTATCTTTTATTCTATCTGTCTATTTTGTATATCCTCTTTCTATCCCTTCTATTTTGCCCTGTAGCACGTTTTTATATCATTATGGTATTTTATATCACTTAATATAAAAACGTGCTTTCTAGGGCATTTTAGAGGGTAACAATTACTTGTTGTAAGCGTTCCAAAGAAGTGTTTCCAGTTCTTTTATCTGGTCTATCCCTGCATCTTCATCACAGATACTATTCACAATGTCGTAAATGTTAACAATGTGTTTTTGCTTCTGGTAGTACTCTTCGCCCTTCTGGAGTAGTTCAAGGGCTTCATCTTTCACGCCCTGTAAATCATCGTCACAATAGTCTATTTCATCGTTCCAATACGCTGTCGCTATATCGTTAACGTCTGTACCTGTAAGGTCGAAAATGTCGTTTCTGCTTTCGTATTCATTGTAACTACGCTTAATGAAAAAGTCGTCATCAAAATCAAAATAACAGGAAGGGAACAAGTCGGGAACTTCTGACGGATAGATACTACCACATATATCGTCAAGGTCTTCCATCTGGTAGACTTCTTCGCCGTATTCCTGCATAAAGTCGATTAATTCACGGTCAGAAAATTCATTTATCAGTTCTTCAAGTCTTTTCACTGCATCAGTAACAACAGCCGCTCTAAATGCGTTCATATTGTCGTTGTCAAAAATGTATTCCCTAAATGTTTTCATCATATTGTTTACCCTCTTTCTTTTCATCTGGAGGGCGTAAAGGTTAGGTTTTGTTTGACCTCTTTACGCCCTGTTTGTTTGTTCCTGCTGTGCTGTGTTTATGCTGTGATATCTGTATCTATCAAAATTTCTTCCCTTCTGGTTTTTGTGTGATATACCAGAACCTCTTTATCTTCAATTCGTACCAGATAGCCACAAGTGAAAACAAAACCGCTGTGAGATATCACTTTATAACCGTATCCGTCTAAATCGTTCATCTCCGCTATGATGCTGTTTTCCGCCTGTTCTTTGTAGATACTGGGTCTGGTTCTGTAGCACTCAAAAACGCTTCTTTCGTTGCTGTCCAGATATCTTCTGTAAATGCCTCTTGCTTCTTTGTTTGTTGAAAGTTTCATCATTGTTTTGCCCTCTTTCTTTCTATTGCTGTTTGCTGTTTTCAAAGAACCGTGGCGGCGTTTCCTGCCGTCAAGAAAACAATACTCTTTTTTATTGTTGCTGTCAACAATTGAATTTTAAAAGGGCGTTTTTTTTTTTGCTTTATTAGGAAGAAACACAAACAACAGCCAGAAAAACACTGTTTTTGGTTATTTTCAACAATCCGGATCAAAGTTTTTTTGTACAGGTTGCACAAAACAAGTAAAAATCAATAGGTTTTTTGAAAATTTATAAAATCTTAAGTTTTTGTTCGGTTTTGTCGTCGGCTACAAGCCGCATAAATACTGGGTTTTGCCCGAGAAGGGTCGAACAAATACTTTTTGGATAAAGATATCGTCTAAAGCCTAAAATGCGTTTTTGGGGCGTTTTTGGGCGTTCTAGGGGCATATGCAAAAAGTCAAGAAAAATCGTAAAAACGGCATATAGAAAAATCATCCTGTTTTTTGGTTATTTTTAACAAGTGGCATTTTCACTTCTCATTTTTTGCTATTTTCTAAATATTTACTGAATTGTGTCTATATTGTTTGAATTGTGTGAAAATTTAAAAACTGGATTTTCCCCTGTTCTGGAATTTTCAGACAACTTTCTTAATTTTCAGAAAACTTTTCATCTGGTCTTTCCCCTGTTTTCAAGTTTTCAGACAATTTAATGAATTTTAGCACACTTCTCAATTTTTGCTATTTTTCACGGTCTGGCATCCAGTGATAACGTAACAAGTGTTTTGTTATCCCCTGTTCTGGGGCATCCTGTAAATTGTCTGAAAATTCACGGTTTTTGGTTGAATTGTCAGAATATTCTGAAAACTTGCCAAATTGTGTCAAATTCACGCACAATTCACGCAATTGTCTGACAACTCACAGAAACGAAAATCCGCACCTGTGTACAGGAAACGAAAACAACAGTGAAAGAAACGTACCCAGAAACGATACTACAATTCGCATTATGTATTCGCATTATGTAATACGCCCTGTAACGCATTTAAACGGCTTATTTTCGCATTTTATTCGCATTATGGTATATTTATATACCTATACAATAAAAACGTCATTTTGGGGCAAAATACAGCGTTTTAAGTATGCTTTATTATATAGATATATCAATATATCATTATCCAGATGCTTTTTGTCACATCCTGCATCTGTTTTACAGTGTAGTAGAAGGAATTTTCAATAGTAGACGGAAAAATTCGTAGTAGAAGGAATTTTTCATAGTAAAGCGATTTTTTAGTAGTAGAAGGAATTTTTCGTAGTAGAAGGAAGAAAACGTAGTAGTAAAAGGAATTTTTAGCACTATTTCCAGAAACAAGGAAAAACGGCGTTTATAGCCGTTTTCCTGTTCTGTATAACCTTTTTCAGTTTTACTTCTTTCTGTTGTGCTTCTTCTTGTATTCCTGCATTTCTTTGGGATAAAACAGGTTTATGATATCTCCCAGACCTGCATTAAGGGTAATTGCATATTTTATCATCTTTTCGATACTAGGCTTCTGAATTCCCTTCAAAACCTTTGTGGTATTTGCAATATCATCTCCCAGTGCTGTTGCAAAGTCTGAAACTGTTTCAAAACCATAAGCCTTTATAAAATCCTTGCGTACTTCATACTCTTTACTAGGAATTGCCTTCTTAACGGTCTTATTTGCCGTTTTAACGGCTTTTACGTTCTTTTTGGTACTTTTTACCGCTGTTTCCTTTTTAACAGGCTTCTTGACCGTTTTAGCGGCTTTTACAGGCTTCTTTGTTGCTGTTACCTTCTTGTTTGTTCCTTTTACCATTTTCTTCATTGTTTTTTCCTCCAGTTTGTTGTTTTTAACGTATTTTGTTATTTTGTGCGGTTTTTAGCATATTTACAGGTTATTTTTGATATAATCTATCAATGCATATTCCAAACTACTCTTAAATACTGCTTCACCTCTTGAATTTACTTCTCTTAAGTCTTTCGTACTTTCAAACAGTACTGTTTTCAATTCTTCCAGTTTTTCTGATACTAAATCGAAAATCTTTCCGCTTTCTTCAATCTGTCTATCGTACTGTTTGATATATTCCTTCTGTCTTTCCTTTTCCTGTTCAATCTTTTCGATTATTTCATCCGTAGTAAGAATTATTGTTTGTCTTAAACCGTGTACAGACTCTTTTCTTCTTTCATCGTCTTTCGGTAATTCATCTGCAAAGAAATAACACTGTATTTCATAACTTCTCCAGATGCCGTTTTCATCCCTTCCAGATACTTCCAGTTTAGGATACACTACTGTATCTTTCGTATCCCCTGTATAAGTGGCGTTCTCAAAAGTCTGGTTTTTGTTAGCAAAGTGTGTTCCATCTTTCTTACGCTTTATCTGGATACTTTCAAGTAATTCCAGAAAATACTTGTGATAATTCCTGTTTCCCTCCAGATGCTTTACAATGTTATCATACTTTCTTATAATTTCCATTTTTCACCTTTTCTTTCCGCTTTTTGGTTAGATTGATAATCTCAAAAAGCAAACATATTTTTACTGTTAAATTATACCAAAATCCTTTAGTAATTGCAATACCTTATTTCCAGTATCTTGTCATCCTTGACCGTATCATCTGTGTAGTTAGAATCCATCAACAGGCTATATAATTCACCTGTGTATATATCTCCATCTTCTGCTTCATACAGGAATATGTTTCCGTTGCTTGTTATGAATTCAACCATATAACCATTTTCTGTCTTTTCAACGTTTGCCACTTTTCCAGTTTCTGGATACTTTGAAATATCTTTTCTCAAAACAATTGCTAGTATCACGGCAAAAATCCCAAACATAAACAGGAAAATTATTTCATTCTTATCAACCTTGTTTTCTTTCATTTTGTTTACCTCCAGATTTTAGATGATTTTGTCAATCATAACCGCTACATCGGGATTATTTATCAGATATTCTCTTTCATAACTTCCGTTCATATAATCCTTCATCATATACGCATCATTTACTGTATTGCATAACTTCAAGCACTTTCTGAAAACTTCTTCATCCTGCTTGTAGTCTGGATGAATTCTAATTAAGTGTGTAAATCCGCATCCACATCCTTCAATCACTTCCGCTACAGCGGTCTTACTATTGTTTTCTGTTACAAAGATTTTGCTTTCTACTCTTTCAATCATTGTTTATTCCTCCACTTTCTGCATTTTCAGATTGACTACGAAAAATCCATCATATATTGATATTCTTATGATATCTTCCTCCAGAAACTTTTCATCTATACTGTTTTTACCATCGTATTCAGTGAGTTTTTCACCTGTACAATCATACAGCACTGTTTTCTTGTTTTCACTTGCCACTTCAATAAAATCCTTTACCTTCATAGCCGTTTACCTCCAGTTTTATTTGTTTTGCGGCACTATATCGTTAGTGCCGCTTTACGCTGTTGTTTTACCCACAAACAGTAAGAGTTTTTTAACAATATGTCATCTTTCTTACATAATCAAAATCTCCGTATTCAACCATCGGCAAATATGGTCTTATATAACTACTTACATCCATATCCAGTTCGCTTGTTTCCATCTCTAACCATTCCTTTTTACCGATAAAATTGATTATTTCACCTGTATCACTTCTTATCACTGTATTTTTGTCAAAAA